TACTGGCTTTATATTTTATATCTAGGACTTGTACTAAGCAACTATTTCCTAGCGGTTAACATTAATTAGTACAAGTCTATTAAAAATGGCGATTAGAAATTCTAACCGCCATTTATTTTACGCTTTTACAATCGCAGCGTCAAATCCTGCTGCTTTCAATTTTTCCTGCAAGGAAATAGCATTTGCTTTGTTGCGATACGCTCCGACCTGTACACGATAAATAGAATCTTTATCACCTACGCTTGTCTCTGATCCAGAAGTTGCAGCATCGTCATCAGATGTGTTATTGGATGGTTCAATGTACTGCTGTCCGGTAATTCCGTAAACAATTGCACTTGCCATGCTCTTAAAGTCATACAGTGCTACATCGTCTTTATCATCCACGAAGCAACATTCAATCAGCATCGCAGGTGCTTTTGTGTGATTGAGCACGTAAAGCTTTTTGTTAATCTTCACACCACGATTTTTAAATCCAAGTGCTGCAATTGCTTTCACAATTTTCTCTGCAAATGGTTTTGCTTTGCTATTATCACTATAAATATATGCTTCTACACCTGTTGTCCGTCCGTTTCCAGACATATCCTTCGCACCTGCATTGAAGTGAATGGACACATCAAGATCTGCCGCATGAGCATTGCATTTTCCTACGATGTTACAAAGCACATTATTTGCACTTGTGCCATTGTCAACCGTACAGTCATACACGGTATGCCCAAGACCTTTTAACTGTCTGATAACCTCATTTTTTACATTTCTTGCTTCTGTGGATTCCCGGATAATTCCGATAGCTCCACACGCTACTTTTCCGTCCGGGTTGTGTCCTGCATGTACGTTAATAACCATTCTTTTATTCCTCCTTCTTTTCAATATACTGCTTAAATAACTGGTGCAGTCCTGTGCTTGCCAGACCGCTGAATAATCCACTTAATAAAATAGGTGCTGTAACTGTCCATCTGTTAATCCAAATGGCTAAAAGCACACCTAATACCGCACAAATGGTAGGTATGTATTTATTATCAACATCCTTGATCCACTTCTTTACGACATAGCCTACACAAAGGCAAATGCCTACGATCACAGGCACCATAAATTCTGTTAAAAATCCCAAATCTGTCATGTTTAAATCCTCTCTTTCTGCTTCAAATGAAGCTCTTCAATTTCGTGTTTCATCTTTGTGACCATTCCATTGCCGCCCAACGCATGATAGGCATTGTACATTTCCATAAAATTCTGGTAGGCATAGGATGGAATTTCTTTGAGAGCCATGTATTTATCATGGTACTCAATCAGTTGTACACGAAGCAAAAGCATCGTTCCTCTACTATTCGCATCTCTGTCTGACTTCTGATTTTTCAAAAGCCACACTATGTATCCCATAAATGCTGTCAGAACGATAGGCAAAGCAATCGTGTATGTTTCTTTTAACATCTCCATTGGACCATCTTCCTTTCTTTTGTATAATTCAATTATAATATTTCAGAATAATTTTTTTGTTCCATTTTACTTCGCATAACCAGAGTTAAAATGCTGCAAAAATAGCATAAGAACTAGTGGTGTATGTGCCATTCTCAATTTTAATTGTTTGTCCTGTTTTTAATGGTACAGTTTTATCTACAATCACTAAACCAGCATTATCACCATTATTAGCGTAAGGATTAAAAACGGGTACATTATTAATATATATTTTTGTATTTTGACCACTTCCGTGTGCATATGCAGCCACGTTTACAAAGCAATCTTTTGTTGCTACATAAGTTACTGTTGCACCAGCGGCGATGGTTGTAGCATTTTTTAAAACAGTTCCAACATCAATAAATGTATTACCCTGATTGCATTTCCAGCCATACCATGTTCCGATATCAATATCGTAAGTGTTTGACCAAACACGTCCGGAAACAGGATATTGCTCATGTAATTCCACAGTCACTAAATCATATGTATTAGCAGATTCAGAACACCATCTCACTACCCGATAACCGTAAAAAGGACCGGCTGTATATGGGCTGTTAGTAAATGCTGTGGCAGGATTATCCGAACCAAAATAATGTATTTTATTAATATCACTATTGCGATCGGATAAGTTTACATATAAAAAATTTGTAATCTGATTTCTTCCCGGAATGCTCTCACAGAACATTGGATCAGAAATGGTTTCATCAATAGCACTTACTGAACCAGCACCTCCTGTTCCACTTGCAAAGTATTTATATAAAGTACTGTTTTCTGCTGATGAGGTACGTTGTTGTACAATCCCCCAAACAGTCCTTCCGGCTACTAATGCAGTCGAATCCGTGGACAAAGTACCCGTAAACCAATCTGCGTTTGAGGCAACTACATCAAAATCAACTGTAGTTGCAGGAGATAATTGTCCCAGTAGATAATTTTTATTTATATAATCGCAGACAGCTTTTGCGTCAGTAGCAACATTTGGCAGTGCTAAGTTGAGATACGTTCTCTTTGAATTATTAACAGTAGTTAAACTCTGGGATACATCCGCGAACCCCGCCTCAATTCTATCTTCCAGATCATTCATGTTTGCAGCATTAAAAGCATCACCCTCCTGCGAGATTGTTCCTTCATCCCTTGCAACTGTCACAAGATTTGTGCTGCCATCTTCCATCGTAATCAGTCTGCGGTTAATATACTCTGCAATTCGATTTTTCCATGTTTTCTTTGTAAATCCCATAATATGTCCTCTCTTCCTATAATAATAGTCCGGTATCATCTCCGGCATATATCTCTGATCCACAGTAATAATTGAAGTTGTTAAGTAAAATGCCATACACATCATCTAATATTTTCTCTATATCATTCATCTTCTGGTATGTATTGACTGGCATACTCGGTGTCTGCGGCGTGTCTCCATGAATCATGTACGCATTTCTGATAACCTCTGTGTTATTTATGACTGACATTAAAAATGTCTCATTTGGATGTTCTGGAACGTCTGCAACCGTAAGATTAAGTTCCAGAACATCTGATAATAACTTTGTGTTATTCTGGATTCTCTGCATATCTGATCGATTCAGTGCGCCTTTCATCCCGGCAAGCCATTCTGTTTTTTCGTCTACATTGAAATTATCCCATCCTTTCTGTAACAACTCCAACATGCGATCCACATCACTCTGTGACCGGTCCGTCACTGTCTGCATCCACACCAGCATAAGCAACCACCTCACTTTTCAGACGTTCATTTTCTTCTTTTAAAGCTTTGTTTTCCTTTGTGAGCTTCAGATTTTCTTTTCTAAGCTCGTCATAATAAGGATTAATTGGATTGTAATTCATCAGATCAGCACATCTCCTCCCGTATATAATTCAACTCCGGCGAAGTAATTTTCCGTAACAACTACTGAATACCCCCTGCACGTTGCCGTTGCGATAAATCCACCTGTCAAATCAAGAGTCTGGCTCTCAATCAATGTTGTCGATGTCTTTCCACCAATCGAATTTATATTCGCCCAATTTCCTACCTGCTCTAAGTCAACCAGGTACTTCATTCCCACCTTTTTTCTCAAGGAATGATAATCCAAAAGATAAGCGGCGATATCGGGTAATATATCAGCATTATAAATGGTACATCCACTGTACTTCTTTATATTTTCTGTCTCCCCGGATTCGATTTTATCTACACGTTTCTCATAAGAAAAAGTCGTGTTTGCATATTTAATACCTGTAATATGGCACTGTCCGGCATCCGGCATATTAATGATGAGATAATTTGTTTTTACTTCTTTCAGCGTGCCGGCACTTGCCGTGATAGACGATGGAAGATATGGACTTGAGAATGTGATCTTGGTATCTCCTGCCGGCAATGTTTTCTTATAAATATCAGATGTTTTTTCTTCCAATGCATAGTTTTTCATCTCAATATTCACACCAGAGATATATTTTTCAAGAAATACTTTCGTATTTCCATTAAATTTGCGATCCGTCCCGACAGTGGATTTCACATATCTGTCTGGCTTATAAACCTTGATGGTATCGCTCCGGCTGTCATCTGCTACCGCACCACACGCAAAGCATACCTGTTGCAATGCCTTACGGCACGTCTGGATGGCTAAATAGCCACTTAAAAGTATGTTGCCGACTTCTTCATCAATCGTATATTTTTTGATACCGGCAGTGGCAAATATCGCATTCAGTATCACTTCTGCGCGGACATTGTTATATATCTGTCCTTCATAAAATGTATACTTATCTAATAAACCAACTACATCAACCAGCTTAAATTTTGCAATATTCTTTGAAAAAGAAAAATCGTCGATGAAGAATGCTCCCATAGGAATCATGTTTCCGTTATTAAACTCTGACAATGTAACTTCCTGTGTTTTCTGAACACTCTTCCATGCTCCATTTTCGTTTTCTGCGTCAAAATCATTATTCATATCAACAATTGAAATATCCGCTTCGTTGATAGACAAGGTTGCAGAGGTCACATCAATGTCCTCCTGCACCTTGGCTGTCTGGATCATGTCTTTATCCCACACAATATATTTTCCATATAAAATATACTGAATCTTAATATATCTCTGTGGAAAGCTTGTTCTTACAAATTCAATCTCGATTTTTCCGTAATTCTGCACCTGATTATTGCAAACATAAATAAGGCTGTCCGGGTAAAATGTTTCTGTGATTAATTTTGTACCGGCGATTGTATACCATGTGATTTTCAACTCTGCTGGTGGCTCATCTTCAAAATAAAGTGTGATCGCTGCGGACGTGTGCTGCTCTTGGAACGTGACTGTAATCTTAGGATCTGTTTCAAAAGTACAATCTTCCTTCGATAACGCATCATTCCAAAATGCAATGTCTTTCGGATTTTCCGTCAATACGCTTTTACTTCCATCTAGCACAAATTGGTTCAGTTCAAAAGTCCCATAACTTTTCTGTTCCGTCTGTTCTGCAAATAACTCTATTGAACCTATGCCCTGGTTATCATCTGTCGTGACCGAAGCATCCGCAAGTGCGGTAACATCTATAAATTTCATTTCTGCCCTGCAATATGTTCTCATAAATGCCCCCTTACGGTGTCCTTGATGGTTTCTTGCTCGTCATTTTCCAAGACAATCCTTTATACTGCGCTCCGCTGTCCAGTACCTTTTCTACTTCATCTTTAATAGAGGAAAAATACCCATAAAAATCAAATTGCTTACTAGCATCCGGTAGTAATACATGATGGAATCTGTTATCGCAATCCGTGATATGATCTATCAGCCTGTCATACATTTCTGCATCATCGATCGTTCCAATTGAGATCGTATAATTCTTATAAAGTCCGATGGTCTCGTTTTTCATGTCGCCGTCCTCTGTCCTCTCTGCATACTTTTCCAGAAAGTCCAGTGTCCTCTGGATAGACACCAAAGGGATATTATATGTAATTCCATCAATGATAAGTCCTTGCGTGTACTTATATTTCATCTTATCCCTCCGCTATCCCAAGTCTTATTTCTTCATCCTGCAAATATGGTAGATTGATTCTTGCGAACTCTTTACCATCCACCGCCAGTACTACTGTCTTTGCACCGCTATAGTCCGGCATTTTGCTTGCAAGCTTCGATGCAAGGTCGTCCATCCAGCCGGTGTTATTTTCAAGTGGCAGGATAGCTTCTCTTCCGGCTTCTCCGATTTCTGCAAGTGTCCTTCCGGTTGTTACGCCACCGTTGGCAAGACGAGGCAGATTTACAGTAGGAATTGTCGGAATACTTGGATGCCATGATCCGCCACCCAAAAAATCAGGTAAATCAAATCCAATGCTGTTAAAGCCAGAAATTAATGAATTGATACCATTAATAACACGGTTTACCATATTTTCAAACATCTGGATAACACTGTTCACAAAATCTTTTACCGATTTTTCTGTCTGGCGTAATGCTTTGTCTGTGTCTTTCGTAAGTAATGCATGAATTGCGGCGAATACAAGTTTTACCCCTGCCAGCAAAAAATTGATCAGATCTAAAATAAAATCGACGCTGTCTTTTATATTCTGGCTCAGGGTTTTAATAATCGGCAGAATTACCGGAAGCACATTTTCAATAATCCATGCAATAATCGGCTGTAAAATATTTGTCCATAAATCGTTCAGTATGTCTATCACGATTCCCATTATTTCGAAAATATTATCAAACACAGGCTTTAAATGATTTTCATAGGTATCCTCAAACATTAACGCCAGATTCTGTAAAATAGGCTGCACATAAGTGTTCCAAAATTCAAGAAATTTTTCTATTAATTCTGACATTCCATTTTTTACATTTTCGATAAACGGATGAATGTGTTCATCGTACAATTCTGTGATTTTATCGGTCACATGCTGTACACCGTCTGATATAGTCGTTGTCAAATCCGCAATCACACCAAGAAGTCCATCCAAAGCATCTTTTAAAGCATCCTGATTTTCTACAAAAGGTGTCACGATGCAATCGATAATATCTTTTCCAAATTTTGCCGCATTCTCCGTAACCATCATGAATGCATCCGAAAAAATCTGAATCAGGTTTGCTGTGATCTGCTGTCCATTTTCATCCCCAAATACAGAAAATACATTTGCGAATGCATCTGCTCCCTGTGATGCCAACACTGAAATATCAGATGCTATATCAAACATGTCGATAATATAATTTTTTATATTTTCAGAATTACTTTCAAGATAAATAGATATCCCACCAAGAAGATTTTCTGCTATGGTAGCACCTATGCTTACTACAGATGCCGAAATGCTTCCAAGTGACCTTGAAAAAGTCATAGCAAAATTGTCAACAGATGCAGAAACTTCACTATCTGAAAAAATATTTAAAAATGAATTCTTTATGCTTTCTATACTGGATTTAATATTATCAAATTGTAAAGGAATATCTAAATTGCTCCAGGTTTCATCCCATCCATTTTTTATAGAATTTTTTAATTTTTTTAAATAATCTATAAATGGCTGGATTTTATCTGATAATTCTTTTCCAGTAGGAACTTCTTCATATAAATCAGATCCGCCACTACCAGTACCACCACTACCGCTTCCAGAATCATTTTTCTGTAATACATTCAAATCATCAAAAGCCGCCAATGCTCCAGCTGCTTTTTTGGCAGAACCGGCTGTTTTATCAAGAGATGCCGCATAGTCTACCTGCTGCTTCTTTGCCTTTGTCCAAGTGCTTTTTCCGCTTATAGCCGCAATAAATCTATTCATAGCATTAATGGCATTTGTAAGCCATGTGCATAAGGTTACGATTGCTGGTGTCAATGCAGATATGATAGGCGCTGTCAATGCTCCAATAGAATTTTTTAATGTAGCCGAAGCACTTGCCATTTCAGACATTTTTCCATTAAATTCAGAAGAATACTTCGCCATGTTCTGTATACCTTCTGTAAATGCCTTTGATATGGTCTGAGATACTTTCATAACCGCACCGAATATTGCAAAACTAACTACTGTCTGCTTTATTCGTTTCGCCATGTCAGATATTAAGCCAGAGGATTTTTTTGCTGATTTTCCTACTTTTTCAATGTCTTTCGCACCAGCACCAATAGATTTCTCATTGGCAACTGTTTCTCTCATCTTCTGATTAAGAACTTCCTGTTTGCTCTGTACATCAAGAAGCTTTTCAGATACTTTGCTATATTCTTCTGTAGTTGTAGGATCTATAAAAGCAGTTCCGGAAGATTCCATTGCGGCAAGCTCGCCTTTTGCATATTTAATTGAGTTTGTTAATTCCTCAACTTCGTATTGCATTCTTTTAAAGGTTGTGCTTTTACTGCTTCCACCTGTTTCTAAGAATTTATCCATTCTGGCAAGAAGTTTATCAAGAGAAGCAGTATCTTTTTCTATCTGCATCTGCACAGCCTTATATTCCTCTGTTGGAATCTTCTGACTTGCCAGATCTTTCAGTGTCTTGGAAAACTTATCAGATTCTCTTGCAAGCTTCTGAAACTGTGATTCCATCTGCATGAGCTTACTTGATGCTTCTCCATTTTCAATCAACGTTTTTATTCTGATTTCGCCATCATATTCAGCCATGCTAAAACCCTCATTTCTTAAACTGTTTCAATGCTTCCTGTTCTGTTTCTTTCTGCTTTCTTATTTCTTCCATCATACGATCATAATCATCTATCTTTTCTTTTTCTTCGCTGGTATACTCTTTTTCTGGCTGTTCCAAAGCATATTTATTCTGTGCGTTTCTGATTGCATCTTTTTCCTTGGAACTCATGTTCTTTTCAATCTTCTTCTGTCGGATCTCAATTACCTCCATGAGAGAAGATAATCTTCTTGGCATATTCCAGATCAAGCCATTAAATTTCCACCAGTGCATATCTGCCACGGACAAATCAATTCCGTATATCTGCAAGAAATCTGCGTATATTCTCCATTGATCTACATCATAGTCAATAAAACGCTTTGTATTTTTACTACTGCCGCTATTGTCGTGATACCATCCGTTTAAATACCAGGAAATACATTCATTTAACTCATTGTGCTGTGGATGGTCTCTAAGTTCTCCGTATTCATCAGAGAACATAAGATAAAGAATAGAAGTTGTTTTCTCGTACTCATTCATTTCTTTGTCATATTGCAAAATATAAATCTGCATACCTATGCGGAAATCGGTATTTACTTTGTATCCGTTCCATTCAGTAGGCAAATTGTCAAGCATGACATTGTTCATTATTTTGCCCCACGTCTTCTTACATTGTATCTGTTCTGCACCTGTTCAAAACGTTTATTGAAAAGCTTATTCATAACAGGGATAACCTGCTCTACAAACTCCACGATTGCAAGTTCATCCGGGACAATATCTCCGTAAATCTGTTTCATGGCATCTTCGCCAAACAACCCATCTATACTTTCCGTAATCTGCTTAAGATATTTGACACGAATGCTGTTCAGTTCTAATGCTGCATCCACATTAATATCATCCACATTCATATCGTCTTTGTGGTTATTTCTCCATTCGGCGGATTCTTTTTCACAGTTCTCAGATATATTATTTAATTTATCAATAACACCGGCAAATTTCTTAGCTGTGTCTGCATTCGCTGTATCTACTGTTATAACTGTAATAAGATCTCCGTCTTCGTCTTTTATTGCAATTTTTTTTATGCCACTGCTTAATTTAATTTCTTCCATTTTTAACATCCTTTCCTAATGTGGGACACCAAGGAAATGTAGGCATCCCACATATGCTAATTTTTAATTAACACCTATGAAACTGGGTAATCTTCATCCAAAGCCAAAACACTTACTTTAGGTGCCCATGTGAACGATCCATCACCAGCAATAGTGATTGTTCCCTGTTCTACATCTCCATTTCCATTAATCTGGATTGTAGACTTTAAGATATCACCACCTGATCCACCAGTGCTTGATGCACATACAGTTACCGGGATACGAATACAATCTCCCGATCCGCTTGTAATATCAGCTTTAAAGAAGCGATAATAATATGTCTCACACTGATCTCCTGTTGGAAGCTTTTTGAAAATGTCGTTAAACACTGTCTGCATTTCATCTGACAAATGTTCTCTTTCCGGGGACATTGAAAATGCATACCCTTTTACAGAGTTGCTTGCATTTTTCATGTTTACGTACTGTGTGCTTTCTGTGTTAGGTCCCCAGTCTTCTGTAAGCTCTGTGAAACCGTCACCCATTTCAGCAAGCTTTTCAGTTGATCCACCCATAAGGCTTCCAATATCCAAAAGTGAAACCATGTTAGTTCTGTCTTTTGCCATGAGTATTCCTCCTATTTTTTATAAAAATATTTAAGCTGCATATTAATTGTTAATTCTGTTGTTTTCCCATCTGCTGTACCGCAAAATACATCTGATGTGCGGTTGATTTGTTCTGCAACAAAATTTTTATCTTTTAATGTAAATTCTCCACTCTCAAGAAACTTTGCAATGCATTCAAGCAGATTGCTTGCTGCAATATTATCCTTGTTTGTTGTTGGATTGCTTTTGTATACGATCTGGAACGTCATTTGTCCGACATAAGAACCGCTGACATATTTTTTCAAATAAACTGGATCCTGCGCCGGAAAAACTCCAATAGACTGAGTATCTTTTATGCTGTTCCATAAGATTGTTGAATTTGATGGTTTGAAACCGGGCGGAAAATCTGGATAACTATTTATCATATCAAGAATAGCTCTTTGCGCCGTTTCTGCATCTGATACAAGCATTATTTTTGGCTTTTCATCCAAATCATTTACCTCCAATCTCAAACCTTGGTATAAGGCTGTAAACACCGATAGTATTCACTTTGTAGCAATTCCCTTTTTCATTTACCATGTACTGGAAGAATTTACCCGGATAATCGTCTGAATTAATTAATCCAACAGGCAGTTCCCTATCAATGAGAAGTTCATCTTTCTTTGCAATCACTACGAAGTCAAAATCATTACTTCTTAAAGTGAAATGCTTTAGCTTTTCTTCTTCGCTCATGTTCTCCCAGTCTGGTGGATTAGCATAATTCAATGTGCCATCATTCGGGATTTTTACAAGAAAACTATCTGCATCTTTCATTCCAGACTTACTTATGTTCTCTGCCTGTGTAAGCTCAATTCTTACATTTTCAAATAGAGTACCGAAATAATATTCAGTTTCTAAAGTGTCGTTGTAATGCCTGTTATATAAAACCACGGCATCTTTATATCCGATTCCCATAAGCTAAACTCCCATGTACAAAAGGTTTTCATTCCTTGAATCAACCATTCCTGTTAGGTAATTTGATGCAATATCGTAGCACTTTCTATTAAGTGCTATTTCTGATTTTGCAAGCTCTACAAATGTAGAAGAAGATGCTCCGGCATCATAAGATACTGATTCACTTCCAGAAGTCATGCTCTTAATCATTTTCCCTTTTACAGTTCCGTCCGCATTTGCAATAACACCAAAGTTATTAACTGCCGCGGAGTACTCAGATACATTCTTTAGCAATTCGGCTATTTCGCAGGTGCAATCTTTGATATTATCCCACCATGCATCTTCCGATTCTGGCTTAGGATAAAACACAATCCTGTTTGATGTGATCGCATTGATTCTTCTTTCTGCTTTTCTTTCATATGGAGCAAAGTCTTTTTCGCTTTCAAACAAACTCCCACCATATTTCGTTTGGTAATATTCAAAATCTACATATGACATTGCTCCACACTCCTTATTGCTGTGATAATATTTCGCTAATAATATCAGCTTTTTTTGTTGCGGTCAGTGAATACCCTTTACTCTCTGCCAGTGCCTTAATTTCTGCAACTGTAAGAGAGTTTAAGTATTCTTCCGTGAATTCCCCACTAGCATTTACCGCCTGTGTAGTGGGATCTATTCCCCCGGTGTGATTGAAACGTTAGCTACTGCATCAATGTACTCTGCGAAAAGTACAAATCCTAACAGCGCATAAGTTACGCTGGTTGCGCAATCGTGATCGCCTTTTACCTTAAATCCGATAAGATTTGTTTCTCCGCTGACAGTGTAAGAAAGACCGGCTTTCTTAAAATCTGCGTCAGATGGATCTACATAGTAAGCAACAATGTTGTTTACAGCTGTTGCCAGAACTTTTCCAGCTGGGATTTCGTTGTCAGAGCAAAGGAACATAATATCTGCTCCAAGGAATCCCTTGATATAGGTAAGTCCGAAGGCTGTCTGCAAAGTAATTTTTGAATTTCCAAGATAATCATATAAATCCATCATATTTACAAACACTGCAACTCCTGTAGCAGTTTTGTGCATTGACTTGAACTTATTCTTGACAGATCCAATAGCTTTAGCTACAGCCATCTGGAATGTTTTTGTAGTGTTTGTAAGTGTACCAGTTTTCAGATAGTTGTAGAATTTTGTTGTAATATCATCCTGCAGGTCTGTCTTGAACTCTTCGTCTGTCATTCCACAAGCTGCTTCATATCCATGATTCATGATAGCTTCGATAGAAACTTCTTTTGCATATTTTCCAAGAGTAATCTCTGCATAAGGTTTCTCTTTTACCGTGTAATGTGTTCTTGGAATCACATCACCTTCTGCTACAGTTCCGCTTTCTAACGTTCCTTCTGCATATTTGCTTTTAAGAACAGTTCCAGGCGTTTTTCTAATTGCTCTTGAAATTCCAAGAACCTCTCTTAAAGCTTCCCAGTTTCTTTCAAAAGATGTAACAAAATCAATTTCCCTTGCTGTTACATCAATGTCTTCTGTTTTAATCAGTCCTGCGTTTGCTGCAAAGAACTGCAAATTGGTGTTCATCGTTAATCTGTTTTTGTTCATATAAAACTCCTTTACTGTTGGAATAAAGAAATGTTTTCGGCAATTGCTTTCTGACGTTCTGATCTATCTTTGATAGATAAAATGCTCTCTCTTGTTGTAGGCTTATCACCACCAGAATTGTTTTCATTCGGTTTTGTGAAATACGCATGTGGAGTCGGCTGATTCTGTTTATTTACAAATGCATTTGCATCTGTCTTTTTAGCTTCCTCAATAAGATCACTGAACCCTATCAGTTTTCCGTTTCTCACGCTTACGCTTTCGGAAATGTCTTTCATAATGGCTTTCTTTGCAGATTCAGAAGTAAACTCGATTTCCGCAAATGCTTCTTTCAAAAGTTCATCCTTCTCATGCTCTGCGATTTTGGCTTCATAATCTTTTTTGGAATCCTCTGCCTGTCTCTTCCAGTCATCACGCTCTTTTAAAATGTCTTCCGGGCTTTTTCCATCCAACCCTTCAAGCATTTTCTCTGCTGATTCTGCACGGGTTTTCCACTGTTCAGATTCTGATGAAGCCTTATTAACCTTGTCTTCCATTTCTTTCTTGGAATACAGCTCTTCACCCATACTCTTTTTAAGAGACTCTTTCTGTTCGTCTGAAACTTCAATTCCGAGTTTCTTTAATTCGTTTGCTACGTTTACCATGTTTCTACCTCTTTCTTTCCAAGTTGTTACTCCGGTCAGTCCGGCACGAATGAGTTGCTATTTGCTCCATAGCTGGCAATTGGGAATGAAGGAATCGAACCCTCGACAACCCGGATATAAGCCGTGTCTTCTTCCACTGAATTAATTCCCAAAAATAAAAAAAGCACGCCCAAAATAGGACGTGCCATGCATCATCCCATAACTATTCTAGGTTAGCGAACAGAATCCCTTTTTCTGTCCGGTACTTTTAATATTTTTTTCAATATATATTTTAACCTATTTTAAACAACTTTTTGTACCATTTTAAAAAGGGCAGATTTCTCCACCCCTTTTTGCTATTTCCCACCGAAATACCTTCTAAGTACTTCTTTTTCTTCTTCCACAATGCAATCCTTTCTTAATCTGTTGCACTGGTCGTATATATACTTTCCGTACTCTTCTAATTTGGCTATCATTGCATTTTTATTTTCCAATGTAGGATTTTTAATGTATTCTTTTTTAAGCCCTATATAGTCCTCATACTGCTTTATAACGTCCATTTTCAATTACCCCATTCAAAATATCATCTGCTATGCCAACGACTTCTTTTCCATAAAGAGACAGAAAATCCGCTACGATTTCCTCTACATCTATTGGAATTTGGCAGTCATATGAAAATGAAGCGCAGTGTACCAACTCATGAGATAGAACTTTCTCTAACAGGCTTCCGCTTAATGCATTTGACAAATAAACCGTTCGTGTACTCCAATCTGTAACACCAAGTGTAATTGTTCCATCTGAACGCATTAAGCATTCACTGTTCGGATTTACATATAAAATATTCCATTCAACATCATTGATTTTAAACACTGCGCTCACCTCTTAGATTTTCTGTAACATCATCTGTAATTCATTTCTCCACATCTGCTTTTCTTCCGGAGCTGCATCTGATGTCATTTCAGTAATATCCATCTGCATATCTCGCAAATAATCTTTTCTTGCTTTTGCACGCTCTTTTTTATCTTCCTCTGAATTGCCATGATGGTTTTCTCTGGTCTCCATATAAGTACGTCTGGAAATACCGGCTTTTCCCTCTCTGGAATCCCTCTGATATGATCTATCTCCCATCATTCCTGTATCTGTATACATCCTTTTCAGATCTTTCTTATCCATGTCTCTCATGTGCTCTGCATCTTCGTAATCATCCGGGTACATGTGATAATATGGTGGCTCATCATATCCTCTTCGTTTTCCTCTGCCTTTCGGTGCAAATCTTCCATCAGCATAACGATACCGGTCGTAATATCTTCGGTCATCCCCATACTCTAAAAGCTTTTCCATGATATCTGCTTCGTCCGCTTCGTTCATTGCCTTAGTAATTGTGGCATAATACTCTGCTTCTGACAGATCCTTTATCATGTCGATCACTTCTCCCATTTCTTCTGTATTGACATTCTCAATCCCTTTTTCAATCTCACACAAGGATTTTTCAGCAAGGCATTCAAGCATTTTATGAATTCTTTCAATATGCATATACTAGGCCTCCCTTACTACAATCAAATTACTATTCTGCACCTCGATAGTCTGTCCAGATGTATTCTGAACCGCTATTGTGCTGCAGCATTCACAAGGAACATCCACATAAGCCTGTGCTGATACATTGAATAGGTTTTCTACTGCCGCAGGTGTCACGATCATTCTTGTAGACTGTAAAGGCTCTCCGTCAATTGCGATTGCAAGAGAAATAGCTTCCACCGTTCCACCGGTTGGGATCTGGATATTTCCGCTATAAGATACAAGAAATCTGGCTTTGCACTGGTTTGTGATTCCTCTTAATTTAACTACTCCGCTTCCCTGTCTGTGAACGATACATTTTGTTCCGCAAACCGGTGTCTCAGTAAATGCGACATCTTCTCCTTGCAGGACAGTCTGTAAAGCATTGGCTGTAAATTCTGACATAATATTTTCCTCTCTTTCAAAAATATAAGGGCAAACATTAAAGTCTGCCCTTTGTGTTTAAGTAATACTGCTATGCAGACATAATCTTGTCGATTAAGATACTTTAATTATTCAGTTGTCTAACATCCGCATCCAGTATTGCAACCACATCCATACGGAATGTATGTGTTAGGGTTTGGCACCTGGTATGCCGGAATTGGTGATGGATTAACAGCGTTGATAATATGATTTGTCTGTGCTGTCATAGCGGTAGTCAAAAGTGCGTTCTGTCTATCCTGTGATGCTGCAAGTCTCAAATCATTATTTTCTGCCTGCAACGTTGCGATCTTATCCTGGCATAAGTAGTCAAGTATCGCTCTTGTTCCGGCATTCTGGCTGTCGATAATATCTCTCGTGTTGTTGTTCATGGTGTTCTGTAATGCGCAAGTGTTCTGCACCATGTTGAAGTTTACACCCTGGATAGCTTCACGAGTTTCGCAGCAACAATTTGCAAGCTGAGACTGAATAGCATTTGCATTCTGCATTCCTGCTACTGTGTCCGCATTAATTGCCTGCTGAATGGTGTTAAATCCTGTCAGCATTCCGTTGTTTACTGCATAAAAGCCATCACAAAGACCATTTGTAATGCCATCAAGTTTACTTATGACTGCTGAATTGTCAAATCCTCTCTGGATATCAGCCTGTGTAGCCGCAGTTGCGGTATAACCGCCACCACCATTACCACCGAATCCATAACCGCCCCATCCACCGAATAAGGCAAAGAGGATAATGAGAACCCACCAACCACCATCGCCCCATGCACCATCATTACGGTTTCCACCAGTAACGGCGGCAATGTCCGCTAAACTTGGAGATGAATTAAACATATGTGTTCCTCCTAATAAAATTTATTTATACATAATCTTGCAAGAATAGTATCAATGTTTAAACTGGCTCATGATTTCTTCCGGGTTTAGACCTTTTTCTTTGCACAAATTTCTGGCAAGCTGTTCCAGCCCTTTACTGTCTCCACGGTTCATCATGTCGAATGTATTTTTCATGATCGGATTATTTGAAAATTGAGAGTTGTTCATCATTTGACTTAATATCATTTTAGGGTTTCCACCACACTGGATCATCTGCATTAAATTCATTCAGAATCGCTCTCTTTCTTTGCTCTGGTAGTCCTCTGGGACTGAGTTATTTTAGCTTCTATTTGGTCTAATCGCTCCATTATCGGGGCAATCAATGTTGCCGTGTCTTCTTTCGGTAATTCGTTTTGCTTTCCGTCTAGCTGCGGTTTATATGTAACTGTCTGAATAAGCCCGTTAGCACCCCAAGATTTTATATAAACTTCTGATCCATCTGCTTTCGGGAAAATGGCAAATGGTGCATTCATGGGAACGTCATTTGCTGTGACTTCCTCAACAGAATTAACCATTCTTCCGCAAAGTCCAGCTTGTTGCGGCATGATCTGTTGTGGGAATTGCTGTTGAAACTGCTGTGGCTGTTGATATTGAGGATAAGAATACTGGTTATATCTCTGATACTCGTACATAATAAACCTCTCTTTCTATCTTCATTTTATTATTAACAACACAATTGAACCACCCCAGTAAAACCCCATTAAAAGGACACAAAAAAGACACCCTTAACGGATGTCTTTAATGAGGAGAAAGTTATGTGAAATGTTGTCCAGTTACCTTAAGAATTTTATGTTGCATTTTGACGTTAATACGTCCGGCTGTCTTAGTCGAAATATGCATAATTTCTGCACATTCTTCTAGCGACTTTTCTTTCTTCCGTAAATCAAAGAGCGTTTCTTCTGTCGGTGTGAAATCACACAATTCTTTTATATGCTCTTTTTCTTCTTTGGTAAAGCACGTAACAATGTTTTTCATTTGCTTTACCTCATTTGGGGGAGTTTCCGGCTATGACGGTGAGTTGTTATCTCGCTTGAATTCCACTGCATTAATTAAAGAAAGGTGGATAACCAAGTATGTATGGTTAACACGTTATTATAATAACATATTATTCCATTTTCGTTGTACCATTTTTTTCAATTTTATTTTTATAAGCCGTTGCTCGTCCATTTGCAATCGCAGACTGTTTTTTACTAAATCCAGAAACCTTCGTTCTATCGCCTTGCAATTGAAGATCGTTATTCTTACAGAATGATTGAAGCCTTTTATTCTGCATTCGCAGTTTATATGCCAGTTTATCATATTGAGGTTGCAAGATCTCTTTTACATCTGTTTCTGCAATCATATCAAGTTCCTGTTTCTTGGTCATAATTTCACGCTTTGTTTTGCGAATTTCTCTTTCAAGTAATCTCTGCTTCTGCTGCAAATCATAAAGCTTCTGGCTTTCATCTGCATTTATATTCACATTTCCGTTTTCATCAAGGTACTTATTTACCATGTCTTTTCGCCACGGACCATGTGAATGTCTGCAATTATATCCGTGAAGTCCTAAGAGATTTACAACAGTTCCCGTCCCGGTTTTAGGGTCTATGGTATAACCTGTGCTTTCAAGAAGGTTCGGGAATCCTGGTTCGCTCCCGATTATTTTATATGCCTTGCCTTGCCAGTGATCGTGAGATGGAATACCTGTTGGATTCTTTTTATCATATCTGGCACCTGGATGCGCTGATACTAGAACATACTCTATTTTATTTTGTGCAATATAAATGTTCGTCACTTGTGCCGCAGTCTGATTCATAGATGTGACAATGCAACACCTCACTGCCGCTTCAAGAGAACGCTTCGTTCCAGTAGGGTATTCTACCATAACACCAGATTCTGCATATCTATCCAGAATTTCACAGACTGCACTGCTGTAAGACTGCATTCCAGATGCAACTCTATAATCAACCTCATTCAGCATGTTGAGCAAGTCTTTCTGTGTCTGGTTAATGGTTGTTTTTGTCAAATTATCAAGTTCACCGGATGTCTTTATTAATTCTGCATTCATTGCCAGAATTGCCATATTATTTTTTAGAGGAGATATAATATCTGATGCTGATATCTGCGTCAAGACTTCCTTATCATCTGAGAATGATGTCATAACACTATCCCTTAATAATCTGCGAACCTCATTTCTCGATTTTCCAGACATTTCAGATATTCTTTTTACAATCTCTGTGTTATGCAGTCCCATCTGTTGGAGTTTCCACAATTCTCGGTCGGCAGTTCCTGACAATTCACCGGATTTTATCAATCTTGTTGCAATGTCTGATATAATCCAATTTTCAAGATCTTGATACATTTCAACCAGTTTATCAGTTTTTCCGTAAAAATAATCCGGTCTAAGCATTATCCTTTTCCAACCTCTCTTTTAACAAGATCTATCCACTGCTTACCGTGATTTTCTTTTGCAGTTTCAAACCATCGTTTACCTGTTCCCGGTGTGTGATATTTTAATTCTGTTCCTGTCGGATACTTCTTTTCTCCACTGTTCGCCCATGATCTACCGTCTGCGGTCAAATAAAGTTCGCCTACATACTGATAATGCGCATATGGTGTATCGACTGTAATTAATCCGGGTTCTTTTATCTGCGTCTTGTTTCTCAAATCGCCCTGCTGCATAGGTGTGTATTTTCTCATGTCGTTTACAACCTGCTCATCAAGGACATTCTGCGCATTTCTTAAATTTTCATCTATTCGCTTAGTATCAAGCTTAATATTAAAGCTTCCAATGACTTTATTATATTTCATATTAACGCATCCATTTCTATCACTTTTCTAAATAAAACTTAATCGTCTCTATCGCAGTCTTTTTCTGAAGCTTTACTTGAACCATCTCCGGCGATTCAGGTTCAGGGATAATATATCCACCTTTTAAAATACCATTTATAGAAAGTTTCGGTATCCCTTGAATTATTTTACTCCTCTCCAAATAGACCACCGCTGTTCCTTTCCGCATCTTCCTGCGCTCTCTCTGCAAACATGGCATCTACTTCATCATCATTGAATCCCTCGTATTCCTTAAGGTATTTACGCTTAGAATAAATACCTTGAATCATTAAATTATATGCTCTTGATCTGTCCTGTTCGAAGCTCGCAAGCAAATCTTTAAAATAAAATATATCTTCGTCCGGTACATCATCATCCAGTGCATCCACATAGCCTGCCGGGATTCCGTAAAGGTCGCAGAATACATTGATTGCATAAATGAGATTTTTCAACGCTGTTTTTATGCTTTTCCGAATATCGTTAATCGTCTCTACAGTCTCATTATCGTCACTTTCAACCTGTGTTGCTGTCAATCTTCCAGATTTTCTGTCAAGGATAAACTGCCCTTGTGAGAATCCGCATTTTGTCGAGATCATAGAAAGAACACTGTTAATGTCTGTGATTCTGTCAGAAGTAAGCATGGTCGGGACATGTTCATCAATCGTACTTTTTGAATCCAGCCCCAATTTCAATCCTTTAACGAACCGAGGAAGCTCTACTGTTGAGGCACGGATGCCGCCTTTTCCCTGTTTTGTCAGCGCATTCTCATCAATGAAAGTAATGTGCTGTGAATCCTCAACCTCATTTCCCTTTTTACTCCAGGCGATATCAAGATCTCTAAGCTCCATAAGTGCATTTGAGAAAATCGAGACACCTTCAGGAGATGAGTAGTCGATCGTATTGTTAAATGGTGTTTTTAAATAGGCGAACAGTGGCTTTTCTACGTTCATAATGTGAACAACTTCATCGATTGAAGACCACTCTGGAACGTCATGCAGTTCTATCTTTTTACCAAGTGAGTTACTGCTATTTGACTTGAACGCTTTGTTCTGGATCTCGTACACGTTCATCTCTTCACCCTCTTTATTTTTTGAGGTCGTGAAATGATGGTATTCAAGCCGGTAGTAGTACACTTTATCTTTTAAAAGTCGATTAATAAAAATGCATCCTCTTATATCTCCGTTGCTGGTCTTTTCTGTAATCGCAAAGTCCCACGGCATAATATAATCTATCATGTTGTCTGGGTTCATTGAGCCGTTCGGCTTTAAGATAATTCCGCCAACTCCTAGCATATCTTCTACTTTGTCCCGGATAGAAGTGTCAACCATTGCCCTGATGCACTTATTAATAAAATCCGCTCTTTCTGAACCTGTTATGCTAACTGATAAATCCATGCAAGATTTCTTTGCTGTGTACTGGCAGAGAAATTTTGCAAAATTGATTGTACGGATGTCATTGTTTTTCGGATCCACCCAGAAAGGGCTTCCCTTAATTATGTCGTTCCATCTCTGCTGTGAGTTTTCAATCTCCGGAGAAGTGATAAACTCGACATTAAATTCTTTCTCAGCATCTGTTCTAAAAAACTTCATGATCGTCTCCCTTATTTTTTCAAAAAAATTCATTTTTTAATCCTCATAATCGTCGCTGTCTTCTTCTTCCTCATCATCATAAAGACCGTCATTTCTTCGGCTGGTCATGATAATCCTGTTTAATGCATAAATGTTTGCCATGATCGTATCTTCTTCTAAGGTCGGGTATGCATCCGAAAATGAACCATCTGGAAGCTGCTCATGTTCTGCTTTTACAAACTCTTTTTCTGTATTCGGGCATCGCTCTGGATCAATCACGATCTTATTACATCGCTGAAGCCACTCCCAGCAGTAATCTCTGCCTTTTCCGCTTCCCCATCTTTTCTTTGCCCCAATCGCATTGAATCCCCAGTCCTGCATCTCTGCTATTCCGTCCGGTCTGGCAGAATCGCAAATGATCTCTACATTCATAAACTTCTTTATCTTTCTGGCAAAGGTAGAGTTTTTACATTTTTTAGAATACACTTCGCCGAAAATGTAAAGTGTGTCCGTTTCGTAATCATAATAATTCTGGCTGAATACCTGTGGGTGTGTATATCCGAAGTCTAAGCCGTGGTTTACTGTATCGAATGTCATTAACTCATCATCCGATATTTTTCTGATTTCTAAATTGTCAAAGATGCCTCCGCCTGTTCCAGTGACTTCTCCGAGATAATTATTTTTATAATATAATGGCTTATGAATCCTGAACCACTCCGCACGTTCGAAGAATCGTTTTCCTAACCATTTCACTGGGACGTTATAATAATAACTGTGGCAGATCCGTGCCTGTGGCTTATTTCTGCATTCTTCGGTATACTCATTCATAAAATTGTTTTTTGACTTCGGAGGGTTGAAGATTTTTATGTCGAGTGCTGGCGTATCTGCTCGCAGGAAAGTATCTTCGATATTGTCCATCTGCTCCACACCTGCCATCTCGTCGCACTCCTCGTGGATCAGCATCTTAACGTAGCCAAATGGAACATTAAATGACTTCAAGCTGATAGGCTTATCTGCTCCGGCAAACATGACCATTTGCCCGGTTGGTTTATAAACCGCACACATTGGGGATTGTTTAAAATCCCAGTTATCCAGATCCTGATATCTTATGACCGTTTTCATAAACTGATTATATACCGAGCTTCTTAAGTCGACTTTAAATCTTCTGGTGTATACGACATGCGCCTGTGGATCTTGTCTGATCGTCTCATATGCAAGATTTCCCCAAAAATTGGACTTAATAGAACCACGACCGCCCTTAGAAATTATCTCATGCACGTCTATCTCTCCGGCAAAGGCTTCATGTACTGTCCTGTAAATCTCCACAAAGTCGGATGTGATGTCCGTGATTGGGATCGTCCAGAGTGCTGCCTTTTCTCTCTTCTCTTTTTCTTCTGCTTCAAGTTTATGCTTTTCTGCAATCGTCAAAGCTTTCTCCAGTCCGTCCATTGCCTTAAGCTGATCGGAGAAATCTGGAGAGAATCCAAGACCGTCCACGACTTCGCCCTTTGCGATTTTACTTCTCCGCTCCTGGATCTCTGCGAGCGACATGATATCCCGGTGCTGTTCTTTCTCAATCCGCTCGGTCTGCTTGGCTATATATGCTAAAACGCTAGCATTTCCTAACAAACGTGTTGCCCCTGCGCTAGCTCCATTTTGGCTATATCCTGCCTTTATGAACGCCTGTGTGGCATTACCGCCATTCTTTATATACTCGTCTGCAAATGCTTTTTGTTTCGGTGTGAGTTCTCCCTTCATCCGCTCACCGCCTTATAAATATCAATCAAACAGAAAATAACATCTGTGATAGATGCTGTTTTGAGAATCTCAAAATCTTCCATTTTCCATTCTTGTCTATTTTTCTTAAAGGTGTACACTGGTGTAATAATTCTGTAAATTGTGATCATGCGCTTCTGGTCATCACTGTAAAATTGATTTTGGTTTATTTTTATAATCAATCCACGCTGGACAATCGCAGTCTGAAGCTTTTTTACTTTTCCTTTTAAATTTGCCAAAGTGCACACCTCCCATCATTTTACTTATAATTTTATTATAAGATATTTTTTAATAGTTTTTGTTCCATTTTTAGGCATAAAAAAAACGGCTATATTTCAAGCCGCTTTTTTTTAAAATCTTAAGTAATAAGTTCCCCCAAATTCATTACATTTACATTTTTTTACAATATCATCAAAGTTCGCCTCGTTCATGGTGGCGTACCCGCTAGTACGCAGAAGACCATCTATTGTTTTAAGCCTAAAGCTCATTTCGCTCAGGCTTTCAGCGACGCAGGCTTCCCACTCGTTACCATTATCATCCGCCACATGTACAACATACCAACGTCCCCTGTTTGAAGCCCATTTAAAAGTCTCTCTTAATGTTTCAAAATCTTTTCCTTCGTCAAAAATAATACCTTCTTTATTTTTTAATACGCAACTATACATAATTTTATCTCCTTTTTTTCAAATTAATATCCTAGGTTTTTACTGGTCAATGTCCGGCAGAAATTCTCCGGTGTGTAATTCTTCCGCAACAATCCTGTACGCTTTTCGGATTGTGCTGGCTCTATTTACCAGATACTCCCAGCCCTGCACGTCTTTTTCTTTCCAGTCGCCCATATAATCGGCTTTCACTTCGTCATCAAGATTAATAAAATCCATGATGTCTGTGTCATGTCTGTTTTCAATTTCTGCGATCCTTTTCTGTAATTCCTGATAACATTTTTTTAATTCTTCCATCTTTTTATCCTCCTTATTTTACGATCTTAAATCCCATCATTTTATATGTGCTTACTTCTGATTTTTTAACAATGATCTTATGACCGTTTGCGATCATTTCAACACCGTTCTTTTTAAATTCTGCCATCTGCTCCGGTGCTGCTATCTCCGGCTTATCTGCCAAACAGTACTTTGGACACCAGAAAGTAAACTCTCCATTATCAGATTTAACTTTAATTTTTACCGCTTTCTCTGTCTCTCCAATCTGCTCTTTCTCTCCGTCTGCAAAAAGCTGTCTTTGTGAATCTGTTAAATTTTTCTGTAGAAACCAATCTTTAATGTAAAGCATCTTATTTTCCCTCCGGTGTATTATATGTTTTCCTTGTTTCTGATATTATAATACACCGTTTTTAGTGTAATGTCAATACCTTTTTGCATTATTTTTAAAGTATTTTATTTTTCTGTATCTTCTACATATTTAATTATGTTTCCCGGCTGCATATCCAATATATCGCAGATCTTTTCGAGTGTTTTTATTCCTACCATTTCGCCTTTTCGCAATGATTGGATTGCGCTTTCTCCTACGATCTGCTCTTTTCTTAGCCGTGTCGTGTTATATCCGCTTTCTTTCAGAGTTTCTAATACGTCAATTTTATATTTAAGCATCTGAATACCTCTCTTTCGTATTTATTATATACCCGAGACATTTTTATTTCAATTAATTTTACACCAAAAAAATACACAATTATCGCTTATATTTTTGCACTTATTTTGGTGTATTTGTATATTGTAATTACACTGTTTTTAGTGTATTATAATATTAACAAAGGAACAGGAAAACAGAAAGTGAGGAAAAATTTATGAAAACAATAGAAAAAGTCGAGATTAAAAAATTAAGCTTCCCAGTTGGTAACATTTACAATTACCACGCTATGATTTTTAGAAGCGTTGACAACGGAAAAACATTCGCATATTGCGGATGCGGTAAATATTTCGAAACGTTTGAAGAAGCTGAAGCATATAAGGCAGAAATCGAATTGCAATAGTCGAAACCGCCGCCCGGCGGTCTGTAGGAACTGCCCCACCTGCACCGATGAGACAGGGCATAAACGAAAGGATGGTTGATTTTATGACGAAAGCAGAACTTATGAAAGAATTTAAAGAACTAGAAGAAGAAAAGCGAGTGCATATCGACGGCATTCACTGGAATAGTAAAAAAAGTGAGATTGAAAACGCTATAGAATGCTTAAAATGTCCGGATGAATTGTTAGAAAAATATCTCATTGTTTTATCATTGAAATATGAAAACACCGGGCGGACGATCGCTAATAATGGAGATTTTAAGCATCACAGCTATAACAGGCTTTATGTATTTAATACAGCACGTCAGATCTTAAGAAATTAGACAACCGCCGCAGAGGATTACCGCCGGATCACTGCCGGCGGCTTTTTTTGTGTACGGATTTTTATTTTTATTTTAGCATCTGCCTTGCATATTTTCCAATACAGCCTTTTTTATGCGTGCGTGGTATTTTTATCCTATGCGTGATAAGAAATCCGTCTATGCGTGTCATGCGTGCGTTATGCGTGCAGTTTAAAATAATATGCGTGTGTCTATGCGTGCAGTTCTATGCGTGAATCAAAGTATTATGCGTAGCTGTCCGTTACTCTCTTCTTCGTACAAGCTCTTGCTGTTAATCATCCTCAATGCCATTTTCTTTTTTCTGTAAAAATGCGTGCGAGAAATCGGCATAATCCCATAGCGTGCTTCCATTTTGTCATATGAGATATTATTTAAAATTGATTCTGCTATTTTATCGCCCAGGTAATTGTCTATGCGTGTGCATATCTCTATCGTTTCTTCTCTACTCATTTTAAGCATCTCCATATGCGTGACTGTAGCTGCGCAAAATTTTTGACACAAATTCTCATTTTTTGTGACACAAATTTCAGTGTGTTTTCGGGAAGTATTTTAAGAAAACCTATTTACATTTTTTGTGTCAAAATTAATAAGAATTTATATATTAAGCAACACATTTTTTATAACTACTTTCGATATCGTAATCGTCAATAATTATATAGTATTTCTCTAAAGTATCTACAGAATTGCCTAATATTTTTGCTATATCTTTTAAAGCCATACACTTTTTATATAATGTAGTAGCTAAAGTCCTTCTAAATAAGTGTACTGTACATTTCTTTAATGAATTTTTGCAAATACCTAGAGATGATTACTCTGTTGGATTTTTAATTGATAATAGCCTTATTGGTTATATGATTTTTAATATGGGGTGGGTACATGTACGTTATGAAGTTGACACTACTGGCGTAAGAACATATATTAAATACGGTTCTAATGAATGGTGGAGATTTAGTTAATATCAGCTTTTTCTTATAAAATGGGGATTAATTAAGAACAATAAAACCAGCTCCTAACGATCCGCCGCCACTATCATTAGTTTTAAAGCCGCATTGCGTGCCAGCGTAAAAATTCATTTTGACACCATTCATGCTAGTACCATTATCTCTATGTCCCATGACGCCATTTGAGTAAAAATCAATGTCACGTTTATTATATCCCTGCCAGTAGACGGTTGCTGTAAAGTTACGTTTCGGAACTATGCCATAACCGTTTACTGTAAAATAATTAGGATTAACACCAGTCCAGCCGCTTACCCATTGATTATTACTATAAGCATCAATTGACCGCCATCCTGCAATGCAGCAACCACTCACGCCTGTTAATGCTCCATCAGATTTTCCGGCATTATACCCATTATTATACCCAGTTTTGTAATTAGTGCTGTTTGCATTAGCACGGTTATCCGCATCCGTCACGCCTTGCGCATAGCCTTGGTCATATGATTTAAAAGGGGATACTGAACCAGCACCTCCTTCTCCAGCTGCGAAGTATTTATATACTGTGCTATTGTCTGCTGATATGGATCGTTGCTGTACAATCCCCCAAACAGTCCTTCCGGCTACTAATGCAGTCGAATCCGTGGACAAAGTACCAGAAAACCAGTCTACCTTCGCTGCAATAATATCAAATTCGACTGTATATGCAGGAGATAACTGTCCCAGCAGATAATTTTTATTTATATAATCGCAGACAGTTTTTGCATCAGCCGCAAGGTTTGGAAGGACTAATCTAAGATACGTTTTCTTCGAATCATTTAAGTTAGTTAAACTCTGGTTTACTTCCTCTATCGCTTCTTTATTTACGGCTATTGCTCCGGTAACGGTTCCATCACCGATACTAGATATATCAGTGGTTCCTAATTTTTTAGTGTGACTATTTGCCAAATCATAAGCAGCTTTCACAGCTTTTGGCGTTGCCGCCACCCCTGTACTTGCCGCACTGGTGCTTGATGTACTGTCCGATAATTTCACATGCCCCAAGACAGTACTTGTTGCCTTCGTACTAATATGGCTGATCAAGGTACTCACAGCTTTTGCAATCTTTCCAAATGCAACTGATAATTTTTCACCACTCGTCAAAGCACTCAAACTGCTTGCCTCTGTATAAGTCGGTGGCTGATTATTCTCAGAAATTTTTTTCTCCTGCTCTGCATGCAGTGCTGCCAATGATGTCTTATTCCACTTAGATGCATTGAATGTCTCTGCGGCTTTCACCGCTGTAATACACTTATATAAATTATTATTATAAATGCAGATATCTCCAACATCATATGTTCTGGAAGAGTTATACTGATCAGACATGTTATTAAATAATGCCGCATCATTTACATCATACTTGGACAAATCAATTTTTCTTGCCTCAAGTTCTACCAGAGCACCAATAACTTTACCAGACGTGTTTTTTCCAGATATCACATTTCCAGCAGAATCCGTCTGTGCAGTTGTTACGGTATTATCCCACCAATAGTCTGGTACATCCGTTGCCTTTATTAAAAACTGATCTCCAAGGCGAAACTTCTCTGCATTCGCTGGCACGGCAATATAAGTAAGTAATTCAGCATATGTGTTAAACACAAGTCCAGCTGATTTTCCCTGCGCAACTGCCATTGCTCTCTCGATACTTGTGTTTGCTTCTTCAAGTTTTCCTTTTAAAAATGCATCATTTCCGAGTAACTGCCCATATCTCTCATTAAATCTATCTGCATGAGCTCTTGTCTCTGGTGTGAGCTGTTCCATATCAATATCATATTCCGGGTTAACATTTAAGTTTGCCATATAAATATCCTCCTAATATATGTTCATTAAAACTCATATCCTACTGCTAATTCCAATGTTCCTATCTGCATCACAGCTTGTATTTCTTTATATTCAGGTATATAAACTACTGCAAAAGAAAAGCCAACTGCACCAGTATCGTTATTAACAGAGAAAAATAATCCTCCTATTCGTTTCTCCATAACCCACAGTCTCCTTAATACATATCCTGAATAGCAAATGAATCTTCCATCTGGTCTTTACCTTTCGGAAGGAAGTTAGCGATTGCAATAATATCATTATCCTCGTCGATTAATGCAATTTCACTGATATACTCGCCAACCAGTTCATTAGCTTCAATTACAATCGTGTATTCATAGCATGTATCGCTGATTTTCTGACTGGATGTATATTCTTTTCTAAGCAGTTCATGTTTTAATGCTGTAGCTGTCTCGCTTGGACTTAATACTTCATTATTCTCATCCACGCCACCTGATCCAACTGCAATATATTTTATCTTGGAAATAGTTCCGGTATCATGTAATGCCTTTGCAATCTTTTTTCTCTTTGCCTCTGTAATTACCTGCTTCATACAATCTCCTCCTCAAATCTGTATGCATCCATTTCTTTTGTTCCATCTAATAAATAAGTTCCATCGAGGCACCAATCATTATGTGTTACGACACGATTGATGCTTCCAACTCTTCCGGTCGGTGTAGTAAACTGTATCCGGCTTCTTTGCTTCACTAAAAACTTTCTATAAGATGCACCCAGTGTCTGTGATCCATCTAACGACCATGTACCATCAAGTCTCAAATAATTATAATTATCAATCTTAATTACTGATTTACTTTTAAGCTTCAGCTCTGCTGGCGGAGTAATAATTTTTATTAAAAACAGATATCTATAATTATCTTTAGCAGTTACATATTTGACCTTCCGCACCTCGCTTTTTAAAATATCAAAACCTATCGGATATTCCTTATCAATATCCTGATGCACGATCACATAAAATTCTGCCCATCTATCTGCAACACCTGTCAGCTCCACTGCAGTTTTGATTTCCGCATCATCAAACCCAAGCTTTCTCACTGCGAGAATCATTCCTTGATTAGTTCCACCCAGCCTGCATACCTCAGTATAATTAGCGATCCTTTTTCTGTAATTCTCGTCCGATTCTCCCGGATATCTCACTATGCTGCGATCATCTGCATGGCTCTGGAGCATGGATGCATCGCAGGTTGCAAGCATTGTCTGTTCTCTTGCCTCAAATAAGATTTCTCCTGCGTGATCCATATATGATCCCAATACCTGAAATAACATGTACCACTGATTCTGCGACTTTTTTATCCGCTTAAAAGGGGACGTTAGCAGATAATACATGAAATCAGCAAATTTCTCCATCTTACGCACCTCCAACATTTGTGACGGTCACGGATATTTTCCCCGGCATGATAACTTTTCCTTTTTCAAGTTCTATATCTGTATCCGGGGCTGAGAACACGGCACGTTTATATGTACTGATTCTTTCTTTCAGCGCATACCTAAGATCATCCAGATATAAACAGTTCAGTTCTTTCCTGCTTGCAATCTGCATATAGCTGGAAATCACATTTTCTGCCTGCTCTGCCACTCCCTGCGTTGATGCTTCTTTGGCAATAAATATCGTTACCGTGATATTTTCATTCACGATCGTAGATGACTTAAACAAAAAATTATCATAATTATTTTTTAAATACTCTGTTGCTGCTTCAACTTTATTCAGAAGCTCCTGTGTGGCTGCGCCTGAAGTACTTGTGATGATTATGTCTGCTGTTCCCTGTCCTCTTGGATGCTGATCATCTATCTGCACATCCAGTACTCCTGGCACCGCTTTTGCCACGCTCTTTAATTTACTCGCTGTTGTGCGTTCTGCCAGTTCAGACCATGCTTCCAGACATCTTTCCCTTAAAGACTCCAGATCTTCAATATCAGCACCCTCTTCATATAACCAGTTTTCTTCATTATTGATACTTGATACTCCATCCAAATGGATCATGGACACTGTGATCTTATCCGCTGGAAGATTATATGCTGTTCCTGTCTGCTCTGCTTCCACTAAAACTTTTCCTGTCTGCTCTCCTGCAGGAATGACGGTTTCATCCGTAACGTAATATTTAAGTTCTACGCCATTTACATCCGGCTTTGTTTTAAAGATATGTCCCTTTGTGATTTGCAGTGCATTCACATAATCTTCACGATAAATCGTTATATATCCCTTTGCCCTTACTGCTTCTTTCCGCGCCTTACCCACATCTGCAGCTTTAATCTCCAGCCAGTCCCCCTCTGCATGTTTTATATATCCGTTATTAATAATCGTCTGTGCCAGATTGAGCAGCTGAACATAAATCATGACAAATATTCTGATAATGATATAGAAAATACCACCCTTATTGAAATTGTTAATGATGAATCCCTGTTCATCCAATTCCGTTTTTATTTCATTCATAACAGCAGATTCTTCCGGAACTGGACAAACTTTATTTAATGTTTCTTTGTCTATCATTCACTTACAACCTCCACTTCCTCTGTTGTGAGTTCAACATTATACTCATCAACAGCATCCTGTTTTGAAACAGCCACATAATCCCGGAACACACCGTTCTCAAAGCTTATCTTCTGCCTTGTTTTTCTCTGGTCGAGATATGTTCTCTTTGACAATTTATTTTTTACTCTCTGCTCTATTTCCTTCTGTGTAAACTCATCATTTTCCGCATGGCTGAAATCCAGAAGCCCAAATCCATAAGCTTCATCTCCATTTTCATCTTCGTAAAACAATTCACCCGGTTCAGTAAGTGCTTCAAGTCGGAGATCCTGCTCCCAGCATGCATCTCCCGATACTATTTTAAAGTCCCCAGAGCTGTCTGCCACAGGCTGTCCATTCGGATCGAGCATTATATCTGTATTATTTTCCCCGACAATAGTCATCGTTCACACCTCCCCAGAACAAATACATCACTTCCTCCATATAATAAAAGTACAGCCACAATGTCTTCTTTTTGTGCCCTAATACTGCTTTTAACATTCGGGATCTCTGGAAAGTCGTTATCTACGTTTAATGTTTTGTCAAGAATTTTGAGAGTGTACACATATTTTTCGTTATCTGTTTTTACCTGGACAATCTTTGCATACATTCCCGCCGGATGCTGTATATGCGGATAATTTGTTTTTATTTCATTCTCAATTTCTTTCCGCACAAAAGTTTCTAACATGTCTGACATGGTACTCACCCACCTTTAAAATAAATGTACATTCTAGTCCGACCACTTGGATCACTCCTCACAATCGTCTTTTCCACTTTAACGGTCCCGGTGAATTTGGAATGTTCCACTTCTATCATCTGGCTGTGATGTATCCACGGAACTCCGAGAGTTTCTATCTCCCAGAGGCTTCCATATTTGTGCAGTGAAAGAATGTTTTCACTCTCTGTAAGCACATATATGGTATCCTGCTGTGGATAACATCCCCAGTAAAAAATCTTATTGCGGAAAAAGAAATCGTTATCTATTCCCCACGAACTATTTACTTCCATAATGGCTTTAATGCCATTCTGTTTGTTAATGATAAAAGTATCTTTTTTCCCATATTCACTTTCCGTCAAAACATAATCTGATATACCTGCCTGTGTCAAAATATAACGGATTGCATCCTGTGGCGTGCAGTCTATAAATGTCGCCTTGATCATCGTCTGTTCCAGTTTTATCATGTCATCCCTGATCATGATCTCTTTCCAGGAATCATTTTCATTTTTCCTGCAATACCCGGAAAGTAAAACGTCATAGTCATCATCATATCCAAGTTCAACAACCGCCTCTTCGTTGTCCCCATAAGATATGATCCCATCATACTGTGTTGCAAGTTCCACCCTGCACCAGTCTGACCTTGCTTCCCTGCTTGAAAAACATTCCACTTCACACCCTCGTGTTATTTCATAATGCTCCGTGCTTATTTTAAATTCAGGACTTATCAGCTTTTTATATCCCATGCTCACTCCTATAAAATTAAATCCCTTGCCATCAGTTTTGCCTTGGCATTCTGTTTCTTTCTGGTAAGAGGAAATTCCACCTGCTTTGTTGTTTTACTTTCTGTCTTCTTTTTTGCTTTACTGGAAGATTTCTTTTTAGTGCTTCCAGCAGAAGCACTGACCGTTTTAGTGGTTATTCCTGCAATCACAGGAGCAACTAATTCCAACGTTGCCGTCCTTCTGCTTTCAGCAATTACATTTTGTGTTCCAAGCTTTTTAAAATAAACCTTGGAAATTCCTCTGGCAGCACAATCTTCATTTACAATTTCTAAAAGATTGGCTTTTGTCTGTCCGTAAGCCTTAAAGAGCCTCTGCATGGCAGTGATTTGTTCATCCTGTGTCATTTCTGTAGAATCTTCCAGTATAAAATCAATACTGATCTTTGCTGCTTCATATCCTGTCGGCTGTGTTGCTTTGGTCTTTCCCTTATCATCTTCGATGTTTTCAATAGTCGCTGTCTCATCGATGCTGATTTTTTTACACTGTCCAGACAAGATAACGCCTCCAAGTTTTACAATATTTTCCTGCACTAACAACATCTGCTCTTCCTCCTTCTTACGTTGTCGCCGGTTTAGGATCATCGCTAGAGTTCTGTGCATCTTTAAGTTCATTGATCAGTTTCTGTAACAACTCAATATCCTTTATCTTTGTAAGATCCGGTTTCAGTTCCAGATGCTGAATAATAATTGGATTACCACTTTCTGTCTTTTCATGATCCGATTCCTTTTCTGTTCTTAATCTCTCACTTCTCTCAAGAGTTCGTGTTTCCCTTCTGCTAAGCTCCGTCACAATGCTTCTTGATTCTGTCTTGTCTTCAGTGCTGCCACCAAGCTCCTCATGGATAAATGTTTTCAAATGACTCCATAGTGCAGATAATGGCAGTATTGCCTCTGCACCGGCTTCGCCTCCTCCAAGCATTTTGTTACCAGCTGCACCAAATATCGTTGGTCTCGTCATGATTCCGCCTTCCGCATACCAATCGGTACTGATCTTTGGTGCACTTGGTGGATTCAGGCTGAAGCTTCCATCGATCTTAATATGTGGCAGTTTGATTTTTGGTGTAGGAAAATCAATACCGAAAAGGCTTTTTATCTTTTCGATCGCATTGTTTACCTTTTCCTGTATAGCATCCATCTTCTCATTGAACTTGTCTTTCACGCTGTTCATTTTGTCATTTACCATGGATAATATACCAGTAAGTCCGTCCATGAATTTTTGTTTCAGCTGCTCCACAGAAATATCAATGCCAACTGCTTGAAGTGCCCCACAGATAACACCTAAAAATCCTTCTGCGAACCCACCTGCAAATGCTAAAATCGCATCGAAACAATTTCCGAAAAAATTTTCCAGATCCTGCAACGCTGCATCTGCAAACTCACATGCCCCGGTAAAATCCCCGGTAAATAAAGCAACAAACATGTTGATTATATTTGTTGCAAATGAAATAAGATCCGAAAGGGCATTCGTCAGTGGTGTCAGGGCTGCAATCATCCCTTGTATTCCTGCCACAAACTGTGCAACAAAAAATGTACCGACAACACCTGCGATCAATGCAATAATCTCCAGTATAGGCTTTGCTGCCTCATAAAGTTCCATAAATTTCTGCCCGACATTTTGTAGTGCTGGTTGTAATGTTTCCCATGCCTGTGTGACACTTCCTTTGATCTGGTCAAATAATCCAATCCAGAAATTTCGAAACGCTTCAGATTTATTCCATAGCAGGACAAATGCTGCTATCAATCCAACAATCGCTATCACAATCCATCCTATCGGAGTTGCTGCAAATACTGTATTAAATGCCAGCCAGACAAGCCTTGCTGTCTTAATGGCTGCACTGACACCGGAGACCGCTTTTCCAATCGTTCCGATCGCACCTACTACTGTACCGATCACGACAAGCATAATTCCCAACCGCAATGCTATATTCATAATGCTCTGCACTGTCTGCTGGTTATTTGCGATCCACTCAGAACCTTTGTCTATAAGATCATTTACCTTTGTAAGTGTGTTATTTACAACTGGCAGAAGATTCTTTCCAAGTTCCTCTGCATTGTTATGTATCTTCTGCCTTAAAACTTCGAATTTCCTTTCCGGAGTGTTGTCTATAGCCTTCGCCATTTCATTTGTCACACTGACACCCTGCTTCATACTGGATGCTAAGTTGTCAATTCCACCTGTCAGTCCATCAATGTCATTATAAAGAAGGTCGATCATGGCAACAGCTTCATCTGTTCCAAATGCCGATTTGATCTCCTGTTTCTCAACCGCATCCAGGGTATCTCCATACTTATCCTTTAATTTCTGCAATATCTCCGGGGTTGTCAGAAGCTGATTATTTGCATCCACAAATGACAGACCTAACTTTTCTCCTGCACTCGCTGCAGTATTTAAAAATGATTTATACTTCGTGGCTGCTTCTGATCCGCTCATTGTTGTCTGAAGCTGTCCTAAGATTGCCAGCTGCTCTTCCATGGATATCTTATTATTTGTTGCTGTGGCTCCTAACATTGAGATTGCACTTGCCATCTCCGAACCTGCTGTTTTATAGTTCTTAACCGCTGTAGCAATACCGGCTGAGAACATCTCCCCAAATTCAAGATCTGACATATCCTCATATGCACCTTTGTAAATACCATAACCAGTCGCAAATAGAGAACCCATCTCTTCTGTTGTGGACTTTGTTGCCTTACCGGTCAAGGCTGCAAGTTCCGTGAACTTTGCCACACCTTCATCGGTCAGCGATGCAATACCTGATTTAATATCATAAGATGCAGTAATAAATTCGCTTTTCGTCGTTCCTGCCCACGTGTCAGAAAAGCTCTTTGCTGCCTTTTCTACCGCATCAAGATCCTGTACTCCCAGAGAGGCAAGTTCTCCAAGGGCATTCTGTGTATCAAATGTAGATTGCACAGTACCAAGGCACGCCGTTGTCAGTGCCGTTCCTACGCCCACCATGACAGCTCCAGCCTTTTGGACACTTCCAAATGCCTTGTTCAGTTTTTCAGTACTATCAGCCACCTTATTCGTCACACTTGAGAGGTTTCCAGTCATGTTATCTGTCAGTCCGAGAACAACGGACAACTTATAAACAGAATCCATTCCCATACTTCTATCACCTCATATTAAAAGATGCCCGATGAGTAACCCGGGCATCTTTTTAACCTTCATTGTGAATCTGGATGTGCTTCCACATATCCTTTATTTACGCCCACCTCTATATCTTCAATCCTTAAATCTCTTGCAATTTCTGCCATCGCTAAAAGTTTTAAAAAATCCTCAAAAGGCATATCATAAATATTTTCCGGAATTAATTTTCCGGGAAGATACATATTGATCAGCAGCCTTCCATATTCCAAAAAATTACTTTTAATGCTTTCCTTTTCCTGCTCTACAGCTTTTTTACTGCTGTATCCTTAGATAACCCGAGCATGTTGAGAAGCTTCTCTCCAAGGCTGATGCACATTGCCGGATATTCTTCCAGCGCATCGCCAAGTTTTTTATACTGCTCTTCACAGATGTTATCCATAACAAATGTCTTTAATGCTTTCACTGCAGAATTGGACGACAATTTGACATATCTCTCATAGGATGCGGTTCCCGGTTTCCTGAAAAGAAATGTAAATTCTTTTTCCTCTTCATCATCTTCCTGGATCGTTGTCCTGATCTCGTAGATTCTGCCATCCTTTTCTTTATATTTTTTTCTGAGATTCTCCATCTCATCTGTTACAGCAGCATCCTGTCTGCTTTTCATAAGCTGTTCTTCCATAACGTTATCCATCTTGTTTTCCTCCTGATTTTTGTCAAAAATAATGATTATGCTTCAAGACCATTCGTGCTGATTCCACCTATAGCCATACCCTCGATTGTTACTTTTAAGGATGTATCACCCTGTGCTCCTTTGAAATCTCTTTTATTAAACACAATCCGTGTGATAACATCTGTAGATGTCTTGGCTCCCTCATCTGCATAGCTTACAGTGACTTTTGGGATCATATATCCATAGAAATGTTTACATCCGCTTGCCTTAATTACGCGGCACATTTCGTCATAATCTTCTCGGAGTAAGGTTATTTTAAAGGTATTTTTCTGATTGCCAGTACCATATCCTCTGATCTTACCGCCTTTCCCATAAACAGGATCAAGTCCCTGTTCATCCCCGTAATCAACTTCCTGGATCTGCACGTTGTTCATGTCTGTCATATGGAAATCGATACTTGACCAGTCATAACTTTTACCATTGATCAATGGATCCATTTATCTGCACCTCCTATTCTGCTCCAGCTCCATATGGATTATTGACTGCAAATGTAAGATTGAACTTTCTTACCGTTCCCATCGGAACCCATTCAACACTTACATTTAAGGTCTCATCCACAAGGATGTTTACATTTTCCGTTTCGATTGTGACCGATCCGGAACTGATAATTTTATCTTTGATGCAATTATCAATAGCAATTCCAAGATCTGCCTCAAACGGTTTAATGCTTGCCTCGATATTATCCGGATCAATCTCCGCCTGGATATTATCCGTTGCTTTTTTACTTACTTCCCTGACAATACGGTTGAGCACCCGGACATTTTCAATATAAGGAAAATCGCTTCCGTCAGCAGCGAGTACATTGGCATTCGTCACGTAGTAGTCTTCTTTCCCGGTATACTGTCTTAAGGTGATATAACCAAGTGCATCCAGTTCTTTTGCGTATTCCTCAATTCCTTCCGGCAAAAGTTTCTGCAGCTTAGAGCAGCTGATCGGAAATTCTTTCACGCATCCAATAGATAAGCTTTCTTTTGCCTGACCTAACAATCCTGAAACAATGCCAGCAAAATTAATTGTCTGTGTGCGGAGATCCTTTCTTGTGTACACTCCGTAGGAAAGCACCACGCTAACAAAATAACTGTTGATTCCCTTCCGTTCTGTCTTCATTGCTGCAAGGTATTCATCCCGGCTTTCTTCTGAGCCACAGCTTCTGCCCTCGCACAAGAAAATGCACGGTTTCCTATAAATTTCAAGAAATTCCTTCGCCTGCTCTGCAAGTGCTGCCCAAAGTGTCTTTCCTGATGTGCCGACGATATGAACGATCTCAAACTCAGAATTAAAGCTGATCAAACTCTCTACTGCCTTGAGCACACTTGAATTGCTAAGTGTCGGAGCTGTGGAGCTAAAAGAAAATGCATCCTCTTCCATAAAGGGTTCTTCCTCTTCTCCGCTGTCTGCAAATGTAAGCGTAATACCGGTGCCCGGAAGTTCAAATGTTCCACCCAGCGGGATTGTGTACTCATCCGAAAAGTTATTACCTCCATCAATGGAATAAGCAAATGATCCTTTGTTCACCTTTCCTGTTGCTGTGATTTTTACTACAACATCGTAAGCATTGTTTGGTTTTCCTGATGCTGTGACTGTTCCCTTGCTCTCTCCGGTTTTTGTCACCTCTCCGATCGTTCCATCAACATCTGCTTTGACCGGGATTGCATATAATTTTTTCAATCCGTTCTCTGTCGCGTCGATGCATGCATCCGCAAGCGGCGTACAGCCAAGTTTTTCTTTGATCTCTGCCGGTTTCATTGTATTTTTCACAAGCACCGGCACAGTACTTGTTGAGGTGGATGCCCCGATTTTCACCTGTACAAATGAACCTGTAGATGAGTTTCTTCCAAGATTTCCATCCTGTACTTCAATATTCACTTCGCCAAACATTTATCTCACGCTCCCATCCATAGGTGCATCGTTAAAAGCTTTTACCGCTGCATCATATTCCTCTTCCGTGACCATCTTTCCTGTTCCCCATCCATTGGCTGTTTTTACACCAGCGAACACAGCATTGGATGTATTTTTCTGCGCTTTCAGTTCCTCGATGGTCATGTAATCCTTTTTATCTGTCATCTTGTTCCTCCTGCAACTCTTTTTTTTCAATCTTTCCGACTTCTACTTTCTTCAAATCTGTATCTTCATAAATGCCACCTGTCAGCGTGACATCAAACTCAACTGCTATTTTGCTTTTCAGAATGCTGTCCCCCTCCTCGATCCAATCCACGTCTCCGACATGGATCTCTACCCAGTTTCTGTCTACCGGAACACCTTTACCGATGTTTTTCATGAAGTTAGTCAGTATCGCATCCACTTTTTCCTCATTGGAATCTGCAATTACCACATGCAGTGTCGTGATCCTCACATGCAGTTTCTTCCGCTGTTTCCGCTGCCCCTCTTCCCCATATATTTTTTTTGAGCCTGAACGAGCAAATGTTTCCTTCACTCTGAGGACTGCCCCGACATGTGTTTCATTGCAGTTTTTTAAGCTTTTCAGGCTATCGTGTACTGTTGACCGGATGCCCGCTTTTTTTAATACTCCAACCAGATAATCTCTTTCTTCCTTCATCGTTTATTCCTCAAACAGTTCTTTCAGCATTTCCTGTATATCCATATCATCCTGCTCACTGATACCCAGAAATTCTCTCGCCGGTATCTTCACACTTACCTGTGGCTTGCTAATCCATCTGTCTCCAATCTGGAACTTCAGGTTCTTGCCCCTCTTTGCCCTGATCGTACGCTCATCACCAAACTGATGCGTAGCTGCATAAATAACATTCGTACCAACTGCAAGCCCTGTGCTGTCCGACTGTGCATGTATGGATGTGCCGAGTTTTTTCGTTTTTGTCAGTGTCTTTCCTCCACTTTTCTCGGCACGTATGGAACGCTTCCATTTTTTTCCGTCCGGGCTTTCTTCCGTCCGGAATCTTTCTACTGTAGATGTCCTCAATCCTTCGGCAATAGCATTCATCATCCCCGCTTTATCAATGTCAGACATATCTTTCAGCCTCTGTATCAGCTGATCTGTTTCATCGTCCAACCGGACGCTTACTGATGACATCCCATCACCAACCTTTCATGTTTCCCCTCGAAAACAGTCTTGGTGAGTTTGACATTGAAAAGCCTATCCTGGCTGCATCCTCAGTATTGTTTTCGCTGACACCAATACTGATCCTGCCCTCTGCAACTTTGGTCAGAAAAGCAATGGCTGCATTATAACGGGTAAGGTATGTTTTTTCCCTGTCGTTTTCATCCACTCCTTTTCTTGAGACCATGTTGTATAAAGCAATGTCTTTTGCAAACTTGTTGATCACCTGTGGTGTCTTGCCAAACGGCACTTTGTACCGCTTGGCAAGATAACCGTCAATCTCAGCATCGGCATCGGCAATCGCCTGTTCTACAATAGGCGTAATGGCTTGGATTCTTTCATCCTCATTCTCTATGTAGTCATCACCAATAATGACGTTTAACATGTCCTCTTTCAGCATATCAAGGACTTCCGCTGCGGTACAATATGCCATTCAGATCACCTAGCCTTTCGAGCTTGTTGTTCCAGTGGAACCATATGCCATCTGCCAGAAACCATAACCTGCATTGGAACGTCCATCTGCGCCCCAGAGGAATTGATCTTTCATGAATACATTATCATCATTGTCATTCGTCTTGCTGGTAAGCTTAATAGGTTTTCTTTTCTGATAAATGATAGGTTTAAGTGCTTTCTGTGTTGCAAGCAGGAACCAGTAATCCGGCTGGTCTGCAAGTTCAGTCACAACCAGAAGCTCTGCTGTTCCTTTCAGAACATTTGTGGTTCCCTCAATCTGGTCGGCTTCCAGGATGAGTCTTCCCATCTTTTCATTCGCTGGCGAAACAGCCAATAAATTTGGAACAATGTTAAGGCTCTTTCCCTGATCGCCCAAAAGTCCCATCATGGATGCACGTGCCTCAACATATGCATCTGTGGAGAGTTTTTCTGTTGTCATGTTGCTCACAGTCTGCTTTCCATCCTTTCCGGAAGCATGATCCTGTGCAAAAAATGGTTTCCCATCATAACAGTTTTCTTTAAATCCGGCTTTTAATGCATCAAAGACCAGAACATCCGGATGCCCTGCGGCTGCTTCACCAATGTTTGCAAACATTGGCGCATATACGCCATAAGTATCATCTTCAATATCATCTCTTGGTACAGCAACAGTCATTTCAAACTTCTTATTTCTAATAGAATAGTTGTAAGCTGAAAGTGACTGAATCTCTCTTTCTCCGATCCACTCTCGCATCTGCGGCATCTGTCCGAGCCATTTATAATCTGTACTTGCCGTTGTACTTGGTACAACAGTTGCAATCCTCTCATACTGAGTCTTTCTACCCTGAAATGCTTTGTTATATGCGGTTGAATAAGCTACATTCAACCCGTGTAAGTTCTGCTGGTTTACAATCATCTTGGTTACCCTCCTATAATGTCTCTACAATGACACCGTCGCCCTCGATTCCAAGGATGACACCTGCCTTGCTTGATCCTGTTGCTGTGATCGTTACGGTCTGTGCATCAGACACATAACATGGTTTCATAACATCTGTTGCTTTAATGCTTCCATCATTATTCCAGACGAAAGCACCTCGTCTCACCTGCACCTCTACGGCTCCATCCTCTCCGCCTGTATTATCTACAGGCTTCATTGCACATCCTGCAATCATAAGGTTCTCAGCCTTCGATGCCTCGCTTGCATATCCGGCTGCGCTGATTGCAACCAGATGTCCTTCTGTGATACTCTCACCTGCTGCTACTGGAATAACAATGTTATTTCCGGAAAGTCTCTCATTTCCTGCTCTCATAATTTACTTTTCCTCCTGCTTATAATAATTTTTGTAGTCTTCCTCACTGATTCCCATGTTCTTGAGGATTTCCATGTCAAAATCATGCGAATCTTTCTTTTCAGGTGCATCCTTAAGGTCCATTTTTCCAAGGTCAACCACAACAGGTGCTTTGTCCATAAAAGATTTAAAGCCTTCCTTATCGCTGAGTGCATACTGCTTTGCCCATGATTTCTGCGCTGCTGTGATCTTTCCCTCCTTCAATGCCACTGCCACAAGCTCATCTGCATTTCTCTCTGCCAGTTCCTTCTTCAAAGCTTCCACTTCGGATGCGATTTTGGCATCACCGGCTTTTAATGCCATGATGCTTGCAACCACATCCTCTGTCTTTGCATCCTCTTTCAGATTCAGCAGGCTGAGAATGTTCGAGTTTGCCACAACTTCTGTTTCCTCCGGCTTCTTTACCAGTCCGGTAAGTGCTTTGCGTACATCTTCAAGTGTTGCTGTCTCCGGAAGTCCTAATAAAGTGATCAGTTCCTTCAATTCCATAATGTTTTGTTCCTCCTTTAAATCATCATCTTCTATATCAACGGAATTCACGATTGGAAACATTCCGTCAATCGCTGGTGTGTTCGTTAGTGCAACGCTGTGTATCTTTGCTGCCCTTTTATCGCTTTTTCTGACAAATACTACCGGTGATAAATACCGGTATTCCTTATTCTTAAGATATTCCTGTGCTTTTGGTGTCCACTCCACTTTTGCAACGATGGCATCCTCTCCCTTGTAAAGTTCCTTGATCCATCCACCAGCCGGAGCCTGCACATCCTGCAGTGTCTGATGCTCGTAATCGATCACAAGATCCAAATGCCGTCCTTTAAACTGTCTGATGATCATATCAACGCTCTCATCATCCACTTCGAAGTCTCCCCTTTGGGAATGTACTTTTCCAAGCGGCAGGATCTTGATCTCATTTGGTACTCCGTCAACACCAACTGCATCTGCTGTTAATACCAGATAATTCTTTTTCAAACAATCATCTCCTCTTTTTTTGCCCTTCTAATAGCGTTATAACGCGTTATAACGCTATGAAACTGTTTTGCACGGATTCTTTTACAGTTCAGCACTTAAATTGCTTTAAACCGGCAAATATGCTTTTTTTATGTAAAACAGTGTCATTTTTTTGTGTTTCTATCCGTAAATACCGATCTCAGAGCCGGATCAATGCCTGACATATCCGGTTTCCATGCCACTTTTGCCGGGTTGTTCGAGAATCCTTTATCCGGAAATCTGTACTGGATCTCTCCGGTTGAATAATCGACATCATACGGTGCACTCTTGCTCACCGGAACACCGGAGCGTTCCACCTGTCCTTTTGTCAGGCTCACAACTGTGCATCTGCACCGGAATCCGTTAGGCGGATACCACACATCCCAGATTGGATCATCTGCCCTGTAAATGCGACCTTCCATCATTGCATGTGTTTCCCTCACTTCGCCATCACCGGCAGTGACATATTTCCAGAATGGGCGGAGCTTCACTGTCGTGGGATCTGTCATGCTTTTATAATGTCCGGCGTTATATGCCGTCTGCAGGTTTGTCCGGAAGATCACATCTGCCTTGTAAGGATTCAGACCGGTATATCCGTTTCTTTCCAAAAAATCATTCATGCTGTCCATGAACTCTTTCTTTGTTTTTCCCTGCTCACAGGCTTCTGTGAGTTCGTTCAGGAATGTCTGTAATACTTCCAGGCTTGTGTATCCTGATACGGTAAACGCCTTCGCCTTACACTCATCACTCAGCATCTTGTATTCCTCTGCCTGTAGTGGCTGCTTCTTTTTCAAAAACTCCACTGCCGACCGGAAGATAAGATCTTCCGTCAGACCATACTCCGCATTTTTCATTTCATGCTCCTTCCGATCAGGGTTGAGAGATAAATTGCCTGCTGTATGACATCCTCCAGATCCGGTGAATCCATCTGACCATAAAGTTTTTTCAGTTCCTTCTCATCTTTCAAAGCTGTCTGCAGCTCATTTAAGTCATCTGCTTTGTCAATTAAACTGAGAATTGGTTTCATCATTTCCTGAAATAATGCTTCTGTCTGCTTCTCTGCTTCCCCTGCCATCTGGTCTATCTGTTCCTGTTCTGACTGTCCTGTATCTTCTTTCAGATGCTGTTCTTCCATGTCCTCCGGCATCACTGGCATTGCCTGTCCCGGTACTGCCGGCTTTAGGATTTCCTCCCCATCTTCCGGTTTTGGAATATTAAATTTCTTATAAACGTGGCTTGCCGGGATCTTAAGTCCCATCTGGTGGAGTTTTTCATAGACTTCCACGATACTCTGCAGGTCTTCCGCCTCCCGGCTGTCAAAAGCAAAAAGCGGAATGTCTGCATCATATCCAAAGTTGTATTCCACCAATGGTCTTATGATGTCGCGCCGGACCGTTGTTGCAAGTGCTTTCGCATCTGCCTGTGTCAGATCGTGCCGGACTTCGTTATGCACTTTACCCTGTGCATAAGAGCCTCCGCCCGAATCAGATGATAAAGTCTGTCCCAGGATCGCTTTGCTCATCTGTTCGTCACAGTATCTTGCAAGCGTTTCATAGATTTCAACACTGGTCGTTTTATTGGACTCGATAAACTCGATCATGGTTGAATCCGGGATAATCCCGGCTGCATCCGTACCAAGATTGTAAATGGCTTCCATTAAAGCCTTCTGGTCAGCCTCGGAAGCGGCAGGCGTATATTTTCCTAACCGGAGCGGCATGCCAAAAACTTCGCAGAACGCAACCCAGTCTTTTACGTCGTAATTCTTAAACAGATACATCCACGAGACAACCCGCAGTACTCCATTCCGGCTTTCATGCCCTGATTTTGCTTTATATCTGTGTATAACGAATTTATTTTCCGGGAAAGATATCCCGGAAGGATATTCCTTCGTGCATATCTTCATCTCATCTGTTTCACAGTCCCAGGTCAGCTTTTTCGGATGCACATATTCAATGCCCAAAATAACATTGGCTCCTGCCTCCACTCCCCACTCGATCTCCATGACACTGATTCCCTTGCCAATGGCATCCAGCAGATCCATAAAGACATCATCAAGGTTTTCAATTCCTTTCAGCTGTTCTGTGATAAACTCTGCAATCGCCTTATCCCTCTCATCATCGGAAAAAGGCTGTACTTCCCAGTCCAGTCCGGTCACGGCAAGTTTTCTTGTCTGCATCTGTGAGAAAAGATGTGTGTCCTTTTCTTCCATCTCTTCAAAGAGTTCCATCTGTTCCCGGACATCCCCATCATCTGCCTGCCGGAATATCCTCGCCAGCCGCTGCGGTGTCAGTCCTTTGGACGGATACATGGAATATTTGTCATTCACATCGCCGATCGCCACCGATGCCCGGACCGGTCTCCCTATCCCGGTATCCACATCCGGATTAAATGCCTGTTTTTTCTTTTTCTTCTTTGACATTTATTGTCGTCCTCCTAATAAGCTCCTTTTCCCATGCGGAACTTCCGCTTGATCACACTCTTATATTTTCCACTGGATGCCGTTGCCTTAACGGTCTGTGCCAGTTGCACAGCCATCTGCAGTCCATCCGGAGCATCATCATTTTTTCCCATAGGAAATTCTTTCAGCTGGGTGAGCAGTGTCTTCTGATCACGCCGGAACTTCAGATACTTATTTTTAATGATCGGCTGCAAAGATTCGATTCTCAGTATTTTATTGACGCTGCTCTGTATCTCCTCGATCGGCAGGTATTCTCCCTGCTCTACAGACCGCTGTGCCAGAACTTCCTTAAAGTAATACTGGAACTGCACCGTCTCCACTCCGAATTTGAAAAACCCTTTTCCAAAGTCCCTTTTATTCCGCCTGTTCATCTCCAGAATGTCGTCAATGATAACATCCGGTTTTCTTTTTTCAACGGATGCCTCTACCACATACATATAGCCTGTAGTCAAAGACAGTGCCAGATTGATGATGGAGCTGGTATCCGATTTTTTGTTTTTTCCAAGGGACGGATCATTAGCCCCGATCAGTAAAAACTCGCTGCTCCCAAAATCCATATTTTCCGGTTCATAGTAATCAAACCATTCCTCATTGAAGGTTGCATTCTCAGGATCGATCGGATCATTCTGCAGCTCACTGTTAAAGGACGCTTCGCCCTCTGTTACCTTTATCACGATCAGATCATAATAGGACAGCTTCTCTTCCCATAGCACTTCCGTCCCTTCGAGCATTTCCTCCCGGTGTTCATCAAAGAACTTCTGTGCGTTATCCTCGTGATTCTCGTCAAACAGATTCGTGTATATGCTCTCCCATTCATCCCAAAGATCCTGCCGGACTGACCATGAGATCACTGCCCGGTATTTCTTTATATGATATCTTGGATTATGCAATACATTGTTGAGCAGTGAATCATAATGAAGCACTGTTCCAATGTACATGATGTCTGTATAGGTGTCTCCTGCCTTGGATACAGCTTTTTCAAACCATGATTTCAGCTTCTTACGCTGTTCAGGAGTATTTACATTCTCATCATTTTCGACATCGTCCAGCACAATGAGGTCCGGTCTCCAGTTCCTGTGCTTTCTACCACGGACTTTCTTTCCTGAACCAATTGCTTCGATCTTGACATCATTTTTTGTGACGATCACATTGCTGCGCCATGCTTTATCACTTTTTAAAGCTCCGAAGTCTTCGATGATATCCGCATTTTCTTCCAGTTCGGTTTTGATCTCATCTAAAAACCCCTCCGCCTGATCGGATGAATCAGACAGGATCAGGATGTAATGCTTATATCCATATAACGCTGCATGCAGGTCATCCTTAAATGTAAGATTTGTACTCTTGGCATGTCCTCTGGGTGCTGCTATGGCATTTCTTGAACCCTTCATCCTTGAAATCTCTTTTGCACTTTTCATAGGATTTTTAGACTTCATCACGCTTGTCTCCCAGATCTCATCGAGTTCCTCGTGAAACTCAGGTGATGGTCTTGTGAAGTAATGTGAAAGATATGCCCTGCCAAAATATCCAAGGTCGAATGCCGCAAGTTCCTTTCTAAGCCCTTTTTCTCCAGTAAGCTTTTCCCCGGAACAGAATCTCCCGAAAAGTTCCTCACGTTTTTCCATATTGTCATCTTTTCTGAGAACGCAGTCCCTGAAAAGCTGTTTCTGATATTCTTCATGGTCGATCAGTTCCCTGTCCGGTCCGTCGTCAAGTTCCCGGATCCATTCGTTCAAATCAATCATCCTGCAGCATCCTCTCTTTTGCAGTCGTCAGGATTTTTTTCAGCTGCTCTGCCAGTGACGGATCATTCTTGATCACCTGCATCATGGATGCTTCCATCTCCTGAAATGCAATATCAGCCTTTTTCTTCATGTCCTGCTTCACTTTATCCTTATATATCTTGGTTCTGGACAGTGATGCGATCAGACGCCCTGCCTTATCAAGCGGCATCTCCTGAAATTCTTCTTCTGCGGTTGCAACCTTATTGATCAGTCCGTTCATGGTCATCAGAATCGCCGCTTCTGAATAATCCGCATCCGGATTATCCTTTACAACCTGAATCAGTTTCTCCGTCTGTGCCTGTGCCTCCAGCAGTCTCTGCGTTGCAGTGTTCGAACGCATCGCATAACGTCCGACGCTTGATTTTGATATGTCGTAACCTTCCTCTTTCAGATACTTGCTGATGTATTCATAAGTATTTGACGTGTCTGCAAGCATCACATCCACTTTCAGCCTCAGCTCCTCTGGAAGCTCATCAAGTTTTGAACATACCCTCGTTCTGCTTCTCTTCTTTGCCATCAGATATCAACTCCCGGATCTTCAATCGTACCTTCCGCAAGGTCAACACCTTCTTTTGTGAGTTTGATCACGGCATCCTTCGCATATGCTGTGTATGCTGTGACTTTTTCATCTGTGTACTCGATATATCCGGCATCTTCCAGATAATCGAGGTGTTTGCCAATGTCCGGCGAAAGGATCAGTCCTGCCGCCATCATGGAATTTGAGATCTGTCTTGTAAGTGCCGTGTTGTTATAGCCTTTTACGAGACAGCGGATGATATATCCACGGATGGCTTTGTTATGCTGTACCTCTGCCTGCTCTAAATCTGTCAATCTCCTCACCTCACTTGTTTTCTTTTCCCATCAGAAGCAGTTTGTCTAATTTGTTATCAATGATCTTCATCCTGTCTTCCACTCCGTTCATGGAGCGGAAGAAGTCCTCTCGTAGCACAAATGTTGTTGCAAAATCGCCTTTAATGTCATTGATCTCCTGCCTGATATTCTGGATGTCACTGCCGGTCTTTTCCTCCAGCTTGTCAATCCGTTCATTCACCTTCTCGTCATTCTTCTGGATCTTCTCCTGAATCTCTTTGTTGCCCTGCTCGATCTTCTTATTCAAAGTTGATGTTGTGTTTTCAATTGCGGACTGCAGAACGTCGTCTTTCTTTTCCATCTTGTCAAACCACTTTTTCACAAAAAAAGTGATCACTCCAAGTCCGATCGACATTATCCCAGCCATTACATCCGAAAATGTGATCACATAATCCATCCCTGCACCGCCTTACTTTGTCCTGAACAGCCGTCTGCACAGCTCATTCACATCATCCCACCCGGACATGCTTACCTTCGCAACCACAAACGATGCCAGGAAAGAAGCAAATACCATGTACCACTCCACAGGTGTTCTCATATACGCCATGAGTGCAATCATCATCGGTGTTGTGAGGATAACCGCTACCGCATAGCACACAAGCTTTGTTGGCAAACTGTTGATCTGCTTAATGCTTTTCAGTCCTTCTGTGACCAGTGAAACAATGATTGCACATACACTGATAAATCCAAGGATCAATGCAATCACTTTCGTCACGTCTTCAAAACCTATCATTGTTAAAATTTCTGTCATAAATATCACGCTCCTTATATTTGTTCCAGGGCAACGAACCAAATGAGAGGCAAAAAAATAGGTCATGACTTCTAAGTCATGACCTGATTATAAGGTTGTTCTGATGGACTGTTTAGGGAAAGCATTTTTGGATAATATTTTCCGTGAAAAATTGCGAGAAACTGCTTAAAATATGGCTTTTTCTATTGACAACCACGCAATTACGTGGTACTATATACTTGTAAGGAGGTGGAGCCCTTGAGGGATCTAATCAAGGAGATGACGGAGATAGCAAAAGAGCTCAATAAGTTGCTAGACCAACTTATCAAGCTCGCTTGGAAGATATCTTCACTGGTCGGTGTGATACTCTTCATCATCTACTCATTAAAGTAGAGGGAGCGGGGCGAAAGCCCCATCCCTTTATTAAAAAATAACACATATCCCCAAGGAATACAATATGAGGGAATTAAAAAATTTATTTTTTGAGATTACTGGTCTCATGATCCGTATCTTTTTATTTATTCTTCCGATCATACTTGTGACTGCGTTATATCATTATTTATTTTAGGAGTATTTTTATGAAGCTGAAAGAAATCCGAAAAGAAAAAAAATTATCTGTACCGGAACTTTCCAATCTTTCCGGCGTACCAGTGCGCACCATTGAGGATTTAGAAAAGCGTGGAGACGGAAGAGTCTCCACGCTTATCAAACTCTCTGATGCACTAGCTGTCAGCCTTGATGAACTGTGCCGGTGATTCTAAAGTTCAGTTCATTTCCGTTAAATCCCATTACTGTTAACATAGTTCTTTCTTCTTTTTTATCAATTTCTTTCTTGGTTTTTTTAATACTTTCCGGTATGATTTCCTTCTGCTAACAACCGCTAATTCACTTTTATTTTCGTACAATATTAGCCAGTTGTCCGGTATAAGTCCTCTCGACTTTAAAAATATTCTTTCCTCCTTTGTCGGTTCTCTTCTTTTATATTCTCTTTTTAACATGTCTCCTCTCCTTTATTTTTTCACTAACTGCTTATCGTCAAACCATTTTATTGATCCACCTCCAAACTTGACTTCCGGTTGTCTGATAATGCTTTTTCCTATATGTTTTACTTCACCGTTTTTTATTACAGTTATAAACTTCAGGGTTGTTTTATCCATGTTTTCAATACCTCCGTTAAAGTTCAGTATAACTGAATAAGTTTTAATTTTTCTTCCTGCGCAATTAAAGCTCTACATAATGGTCTATCACTTAAATATACAGTTCTTTTCCCTTTTTCACTTTCCGCTCTCCTCCTTTATGATAAAATCCACAAGCTCTTTTCCGTCATTTATTTCTTTGTACGGTTTCATATCTGCCATTATTTTTCCTAATTCTCCAAATCCGCACGGTATATCGCATCTCATTCCGTCTGTTCTTTTATTTGAAATATATTTTACAAGCACGGTTTCTGTTCTGATCTCTGCTTTCTTCAAACACAAATCTGCAATGACTGGTGTGCAATCCATTAAAATTTCGTAGAGGTTTTTTGCGTATTCCGTTGCTTTTTGTGCTGAATACACTTTCACATATATTGTTTTCAATCTTCTTCCCACCCTGCAATGATTCCATTTTTATTTTCGCTCCTTTGGTTTTATGTGACTGCTGCATAATGGTTTTTATGAATTAAAGTTCAGTCTCTGCTCTTATCAAATTTTAAACGCCGTCCGCAATATGGACAGCATTTATATTCTTCCATCACGCTCATTCCACAATCTTTATCTGGACATCTCCACTCTGGAAATCTACCATAATATAAAACTACATACCCCACAAATTCAGCTTTCTTTTTTATCAGTTTCATGTTGATTCCTCCGTTAAATTTCAGTTTAGCTATAATTTTCTGTTAAAAATCTGCCACAATAAGGACAGTTAGAGATATGCGATGTTTTATATAAGACACCAAAATCATCTCTAATTTCAAATGGTTCATTGGCTTTATGCCCCTTACATATACAACATGGTTGTTTTTGCTTTTCAAATTTACTCATATAATTTCTCCCTTAAATTCTAATTTTTAATAAAAGCGTGGAAATCACACCGTATCTCCACGCTTTATTTTTTACTCTCTGATGTACCAGCTGTCAGACTGTGCCGGTGATCATGATCAGCCGAACAATTCATCTAAGGACATCTGTCCTGCAGGCGGCTCATCCTTCAGGATGTTCCATATCTGTTTCAAAGTAAGATTATATTTTTTCGCCAGTTCCTTGTCATTGGAACCATTAAATTCCTTTTTTATTCGTCTGTTTCTTGCAGGACTGACCACGCTCTCAACCTTCGGAAAATAAATCTCGTCGCCTCTTGCGTAATTGCTGAGTTTTACAAAGTTGTCTATTCCTATGAGCTTTGCAATCTCCCTGTAACGTTCTGAAATATCTTCCATTCTTGTCTCGCTCACTAATTCATTTAACAGTTCCTCTTTCATTTCAGACCAGCCTCTCTATACTCTCTTGGTGTATGCCAGTGAAATCCATCCTGCACCACTCCTTAACTTGCCCCAGCCGTTTTTTTCCTCTACAATAGTATATTTTTTCTTTTTACCTTCCATTTCACGGATATGTCCGGTTACGAGGTAATTTTCACTCGCCCCGGCGCGGATTCTGAGAGAGTCACATGTCGTCACGATCATGTACGGCACTCCTGCCGCCTGTGATGGTGTTGACGGCTGCGCTGGTGCGGTTGTCTGTTCCGGTGGTGCTGTCGGCTCCGGAGTGGTCGTCTGCTCTGGAGCTGCTTCTTTCCCATACTCGACAATATCCTGTTTAAACTGTGACCATTCCTTATTGCCTTTGCGGACATCCGGTTCTCCGCAATTCTTTCCGGTAACGTCATAATGTCTCAGCACATGGTCTGCATCAATATGATACTTGTCCATCAGATAAGCAAACAGCTGAACCGCTGCTTTCTTGGTTTCTTCCGTATAATACCAATTGCCATTTGCATCTTTCTTTACGCACAGTTCCACGCCGATGGAATTACTGTTCCGGCATTCTTTGTGCTTATATTTTCCTGATGTTCCACAGTGCCATGCTGTATCATTTTCTTCCACACACTGCCAGATTTCGCCGTTGTGACCTACAAAGAAGTGTGAAGAAGCTCCGCGGAACTTATCGTAAAAATATTTACAGTTTGCTTCCGCTCCACCAGTCGCGCCAACATAATGTTTTACCAGATACTTAATCTGCTCCGGCTTGCGGTTGGAATCACTAAAGTTTACTTTTGAAATCAGTCTATGTACTTCCGGTTTAGTTACTGCCATTGCTTTCATCCTCCTCATCCACGCCCTCTGTTCCATCAAATCCCATCTCGTCTGGATCGAATGATGTACGGAAAGCCTTTAATTCTTCCTCTGTCATCTCAGATACCGGTTTCTCCGGTTCTAAAACACCTGCTTTTTTTGCTTCACTTGAAATTTCACTCATGACGTTTCCTCCTTATTCATTGTCATAATCAATTGTGATACTTGTTTTAGATTCAACGATCAGACACTTCTTGATGTCCTCGATCGTCTGTGACAGACACTCCTCCGGAAGAAATGCCCGGATAAGCTCTCCATTTTTGATCTTATAGATATAATAAAGCTCCACCTCAAAATCCGGAGCAGTGTCATCATCTTCGTAGCCGAATACACTCAGCAGCGTCTCTCTGTCTTTTGCATAATCGCCTTTTAATTTCTTAAGCAGCAATTTTTTCTGTTTACTGTCCGGTTTAACGGACATTTCATCAAGAAATTCCTCAAGGCTGCATTCAAAAGTGTAATCATCCATGAAAACAGCCTTCAACATCTGTTCAAGCTTTGGATCGTAAGAATATTTTGTTTCAGTGCTTTCCTTCACTTTCGCCATCCAGAGTTCTTCCGACAGGATATCTTTTAATTTATCCGGTCGCAGGACGTCCATTTTATAACTGTCCCCGACTGCTACAGAGCCATCCTCCGAATAAAACTTAATATACTTCACATTTCTGTCATCGATCATTGCAAGTCCCTTGCTCTGGAGCTTTGCTTTTACTGTATCAAGTTTTCTTTTGCAGTATTTCTGTTCCTTATCAAGTGCTACTGCCTGGCTTACAAGCTGCTCCACATTCTCATTTTCATACATCAGTCTTCCCCTCCTTCCAAAAGTGCAATTGCTTTCCGTGCGCAGGATGCACAGATTCCCTTCCCTTCAATTTTCTTCACGTTTTCTGTATTCCCACAGAAAACACAGCGTGGAACATATGACTCGATGATGATCCTGCCGCCCTCCTGTGATACCTGCATAGGATCTCCGCCCTGCAGTCCGATATCTCTTCTCATTGCCACCGGAATGCTGATCGCTCCGTGGCTTGTCAGTTTTTTATATCTCTCACTCATGATTTTCCTCCTGTGTCAGGCTCTTTTTGTTCTCCTGATAATAAATACACATGTAAACCTGCCGTTCTCTTACACCCAGCTCATCCGCAATCTTGGCATTATCCCATCCCGCGTTATGCAGTGCCATGACTTTTCCGGAATCCAAAGGTTTTTTCTGTGCATTTTCTTCCAGCTTCTTTTCTGGCTTCTTTTTCGGTTCCAGAAACTCCAATGCTTCCATGGTACAGTCAATGCAATAGTGTCTGTTTTCCATGTCCTTATTTATCGGTACTGTCAGATCTTCGGTAATAAAGTCAAAGTAATGTGGCACAATCTTGGTACCGGAATCTTCCAACTGACATCCACAGCGGTCACAATAATAGACATTCTTTCGCATTTCCTCACCTCCTACATTTTGAGGACTTCCTTGATATACTCATATTCCTCTGTAATCGTGTAATCCTCACGCCCTTCACTTTTGATCTTGTCCTGGAACTCCTTCAGTTTCATGGCTGCCTTTAACAGCTTTGCAACTCCGACCGCCTCAGGTGATGGATTTAATCGTTTGTCAGTCTGCGACATCATATATGAAACAGCCCTCATAAGATAAAAATCCCAGATATAACAGTCCTGATCCTTTGCATTCCATTCATCTCTGACCTCTTCAATAAACTTTCTGCGGTTCAGTCTTTTCTTATCCGGTGGAAGGATCCCCTTTTCCTGCATTTCTTTCTTCCATGCCCGGTTTAAATCTTTCTCCTTCTGTGTCATTCTCTTTTTCTTAGCTGCCATTTCAACTCTCCTCTCTGTCTGCCTGCTCTTTCAACTGCTCCATTGCCTTAAGATGCAGTTCCAGCATGTTATCCCTCACATCATCCATGCTCATGCCTCGCTTATAGGCTTCCAGTCCGATGGTCTGCTGGAGTGCACCACACATCACTACACGGTCCGTCATATCCGCATCCTTGAATTCAAAAAATACGCCTTTCTCATTCCGGACAATCTTCATCTCCGCCATTGTATCTTCCTCCATAGATTTTACAATTTGAGGAATTTTCATCGTACCGGCTGAGAAATTCGTCTTTTATTCCAAACTTGTCCAAAATAGTAAGCACTGCATATGCGGCACTCAGGAAATCCTCTGCTTCACAATTAAAAAAGTGTACGGACGCATCATATTTCCCCTGCAGATTGACCACAATAGCTTTTTCAAATTCCACTTCCGTCCCATCCGGCTGCCGCATTAGCAATTCCTTGTCATTTTCCATCCTCTTTTTCCATCCTTTCCACCATGCTCTTTAATGCTTCGATCAGGTCTGAACACTGCATGTAATTCAGCCAGTCCACACTTTCCACACCAAACATTCTCCTGCAGAAGCCGTTAATCCTCGCTTTCTTTGTCCAGCCAAGTTCCTCTGCAAGCTTATATACTTTCTTCCTCTGGTTGACTGTTGCAGGGTTCCCGGTCTGGTGTTTCCGTTTCTTTGCGCCCTTTGTACTGGAATCTTTCATCCCTGCAAGCACAGAGACCATCACACCCAGTTCCCTTTTATTCAGCTGTTTGATACTGTCTTTTCCGGTGTGCGAGAGTACAAGCAGGTGAAGTTCCTCATCCGTCATTCCAAGTTCCGGGGACTTTGCGATTCCCCATAGCATTCTGATTGTAGGACTAGCCATTGTCTGCCACACTCCTTCCATTAAAAAGCAGATTTTCCTGCACACCCTTTTCGCGTAGTGTCATTCCGCGCTGCACATATTCCGGTATCTTTATCCCGGAATTTTTTCCGGGAAGAATATCCGGCATGATGCTCTGGTCGATTTTGAATCGCTCATTCATATCCATATGCTGCATGACCAGTCTCATTATCTCCGGTAAAAGTGCTTCTGAGCCTTCTGCTTCCATCTCGATTAATATTCTCCTTATCATGACCTGCCTCCCTTAATGCCGTGCAGCTCCTGCAGTTCCCTTGCCCTGTGTTCCACCAGAACGGAATACTCTGAAAACTTTCCTTTATAGAACAGCTCCTCTGCCCTTCCGTGTTTCATGTTATATTTCATGAGCACCAGATAGATATCACCGTCATTTTCACTGAAAAGCTCCGCCAGATAATCCGCTGCCACGAGAATGTTCGAATGCGGATCCGTCAGATCTGACACTCCAAGCCTCTCCATCCGTTCCCTGTGCCATGCCGGGTTCACCTGTAAAAGTCCGGTGTCCCCTGCACTGTTCACGATATCTGCCCTTCCGGAACTCTCCTGCTCGATCATCGCCATTAAAAGCTCCGGGCAGATATGATACTGCTTTCCGATTTCCATACAGTAGTTCTGGTATTCTTCCGGAATATCCGTTTCTTCCGGCAGTTTAAAGATATTGATCCCATTTACACTGCTGATCTCCACTTGTCCCTGCACCTCCACTGTCTCGTCTATTTCATCTGTCTCTGCTGGCTCCTGCGGTTCTCCCGATGTCATCACCGGCTGTACTGCAACGATCAATGCCATTAATATAGAAACAATCCTTTTCATAAGACCACCGCCTTTATAACATCATCATGCTGGATGCCTGGCTGATCACCTTTGTCGTGATCGTGCTCTGTCCGCTGTCCTTTAAGATACGGATGACGTTATTTAAAGTTCTGTCCAGCAGTCGGAAACATCCGGTCTGTGTGTTTCTCGCCCGGCTTAAGAACTCTGCCATAGCTCCTTCTTCCACATCATATCCTTCCAGGTAATCCCTTACTTCTTCCTCTGACAGTCCGCGGAGCTTATAATAAAAATCCATCCGGTTAGCAAATCGCGCATCATACTGTTTCAGAAGTGATTCCAGTACCGGCTCACCTGCAAGCACCAGTCCGACTTTTGCACCGTCACTGATATTTCTCAGAAGTTCAATCTTTTTCTGCGTATACTTATTAATAAGCTTGTCCGCCTCGTCCATGATGATGAGATATCCCTGATTGATATTAAAAAACTCAATGATCCGCTCGGTTCGCTCGTCTATGCTTCCATAACTTCTCTGCATTCCGATCTTGCCTTCAATTCTGCGGACAATATCCTTGCAGTTCATGTTCTCATTGCCTTCGATATAGACTACGCGTGGCATTGTGGCGTATTTTCTAAGTGCGTGGGTTTTGCCGTATCCTGACCGGGCAACCACTATTCCTATGCCGACTTCCTTCTGGCACGAAGTGCACAGTCCAATGGTCTGCACGTAATCCATGGATTCAAAGTACTGGATCTTCGGTTTCACTCCACCAGTCACACCCAGCTTCGCAGGCTGTACATTTGAATTGATCATTGTCTCCGGAACCGCCATGATGTCAGCAGTGCCATTTTCATATGCTGAAACAAACTCTTTCAGGCGCGCTTCAATTGTTTCCGGATTGGAATTATATTTTCCGTTCAGATACTGGCTGATCATTGACCTTGAAATATTAAGCTTCATTGCCAGCTCCTGCTTGTTCATTTTTTCCGCTGCCAAAATCTCATTCACACGTTCTGCAAGTGTCTTTTCCTGTGTATATGTCTTCAATGCTTCCATAAATTAACCATCCTTCCTCATTATTTGTGACAAAAATTATGATCATAACGCGCGCAGTGCCTTTAATGCTTCCTCTGCCTTGCGTGCCATATACTCGTTTTCTTCCGGCTGTTCTGCCTTCTGTTTTCCGCCGCGGAATCCATTCTTAAACGTGTTATCCACAGGCATCTGCACAACATTGGCATTTTTACTGCCTTTCTTTCCAATCATCAGACCTATTCCACCAGTAGCCTCGTTATATCCTTTCCACTGGGCATTGATCTCGCTGAGTGGTACATTGGCATCCTCCACAATCTTGCTGTCCTTCGCAATCTGCCGTTTTTGAAATGCCAGATGTTCCTTAAGAGCCTTCTGTTCTACTCCATTCTCAGAGGCAAATACAAGAAGCTCCTGTGAATAAGCTTCACAGACCTGCTTTCCATTGCGGAAAACATAAATGGTTGCCATGTCGTGCGGATCATATTTCACATCCACATAATCGTTAATATAATCACACAGTCCATCTGATCTGTAAGTGTATCCTCCAAGCTTGATGCCCACGTTGTATACAAACTTGTGCTCTGATTTCATCATCAGAATCGTTGCATAACTCTTCGGAGGGGCTGCCTTGAAATATCTGTCCGCATTCTCGAAACAGCTCTTTGGTGTCAGATACTCCTCACCCTGACGTTTTAATGCACTGCTCTGCTTTACCATGTAGACTTCATGCAGCCATTTCGTCCATGCCTGATAAAACTCATCCATTGTGAGAAGTTCCCCACGCTCCAGCATTCCATTAATATCCTTTTCCACCTTGGCGAAGGTCTTTGATCCGGTCAATGTTCCGGTATAGCTCGTGAACCATTTGGAAAACTGTTTACAGACCGTTCCGAAGAATCTCTCGATCTGTCCTTTTACCCAGGCGTAGTATGGAAGCGCCCGGTGAAAATCCTTTATCCCAATGGATTTATAAAATCCAACTGCGGTATCATCGAATCCAGTACGCTGGCGGTCATTCCTGTCAAAGCCTGTCATGTTCTTGGCTGTATAATCTTTACCGTTATCTATGTAAATGTATTCCGGAACACCATCCGCATCGTGGTAGATCATCTTTAAAAGTGATTCCTTCAGGATGTCGCTGTTAGCGTCCTTGCACATCACGTCTCCCATGATCATCCTGCTCCGTATATCAATCCACGCCGACAAATGAGGCTTGATTGCTGTGACTTTACCATTTGGATTTGTATAAGCAACCCAACAGTCGAATGTATGCTCGTCGCCCATGACTACCTCCATCACTTTAAGGTCTTTCGTGTTACGTTCGCCCTTGACCATGACTTTGTTCTTATATTCTCGTTCGCCCCGGCTTGCCAGGTACCATGCATTTTTTAGTCTTTCATCCTCCATCAGATAACTAATGTATCTTGCTACTGACTGATAAGAAGGGATCTTTTCCCACCCATTAACGGCTGCTACCGCTTTTAATTTCGTATATAACATTTCTCTGGTACCCTGATTCCTTGCGAAATCCCTGTTTAACCATATCCTCTGAATGGTGTCCTTCACTTCTGGCGTGAAACTTGGAAATGTTCCTGCTTCCTTCGGCTTCCGGCACAGACACAGGACTTTGAAAAATTCATAATTCCCACCATCTTCCTTGTGGAGCTTGTCCGCCCATGCAGATGCTTCCAGATAGCTCTTGGCGTACCGATATAAGGTACGTTTTCCTTTTCCAAGCCGCTCCTGTGCGAAGTATTCGGCAAACTCCGTCCGCCCTGCGCTGTCGTAGTTGAGGAACTCCCGGACAATATTTCCCAGTTCCATTGCCGTATACCATTCGGTCTTGTGCTTTTCCATAAAGTAATCGACATCCTCATTAACGTACCAGGGTGCTTCCGACTCCGCAGGTGCTTCCAATTCTTCCATGCCAGAAACAACTGGAACTTCTGCAAGTTTCTGACGCTCCTTATATGCAGCCACTGCCTTTTTAGAAAGTGAGGATAAAGCGATCATGGATAAATCTTTTCCACCGTCCGCGCGTTGCTCTTTTCGAAGCTGAAATTTTTCAGGATTTCTTTTTATCTTCTGAACAAGTGTGTTATATTTTATATTCTCCAGTTCTGCTGCTTCAGCTAAACTTATATAAACCTCAGCCATCTGCCCACTCCCTTCATGCTGCAAGGTCAATTTCTAATATCCTGCTGATCTCTGCCAGATACTTATTTCCAGGTCTGACTCCATGAATGATCTTATTTAAATACTGTGGACTGGTTCCCACCTGATCTGCCAGCTCCCTTGCTGTCATGTTCTTGTCAATCAGCCCCTTTTTTATCTTTTTCCCAACCTTTGAATATTTTGGCTTTTTTTCCTTTATGCTCGTATTTATCACCGCCTTGTGTTATTCTTACTTTATTAAATGCATAGGAGGTTTTTTATCATGATTAAACAAAGCCAAATGAAAGCTATTTTAGCAAAAATCCAAGACGATACTTCTGAAAACTTTTCCGTTGATCTTCAAACGCTTCAGGAAAATCTTTCCATTCACATTTTCAATGATCCTTCCATTAATAAAGATCTTCCTGATAACCTTGAAGGAATCATCAGAATCGCTGCCAGTGACATTATGGAAGCCTGCTACTCGACCTGTATAAATCATGATCAAGCTGTAATTAAAGCGGTTTTGGCTCACGTCCGTAAATCTCTTTAAATTTTTCAACCCATTTACGGTGATAAACGAAATCTGTATATAATCCATACTCTTTTCGGAATATTTCTTCCTCTGTCAGTCCCTGCTTCTCAGCCTCTGGCAGAGGTCTATACGGATGACGCTCTATAATATTTCCAAGTTCAAACTTCATAAAACCATCCTTTCTCATTCATGTTTTTGTTACATTGTGAATATGTCAGAGTAAAAATTTTTTAATGTTCAATTTCAATGATTTTCATAAAAAATTTTCTTAGTGTGAGCTTTCACTCCCATAATCTGCTGTTTTTTCAATGCCGTCTTACTCACAACCTCAAGAAATTCCTGTGTATTTTTCACTACCAGATGATCCTCTGGATCAAGTCCGTGGCTCTTCATAAATTTCTTTTGTGCAAGTGTTGGATGTTTTCCGTTTTTCATTCTCCCTCCTCTTCCAATAGCCATCTGACTATTTCATCTTCTGAGAAAAAATGTTCTCCTTCTCGATTTCCTGTGTTAAAATGTTCATATGGATTTTTTCAAATCCAGGAAGGAGGTGATTCCTCGTGGCTACTTCCTTCGATAACTTCAAGCTTAGTTGGAAACAAGTTTCCTCTAAGAAAGAAGCAGATTGTGTTATTTCAGAATTTGAATGCGCCCTACCAAATGTGTGTTCAGATTCTCGTAAATACCACATGACCAAGGTGGTTTCACCACTTAAGGAATCAATTTCCTACTGCATCAGGTAACCTGATGCCCTTTCCCCGGCGGTTCTATCTGCCGGGGAATTTCATTTGTGCCACCTTATCTCCCTCTTTTGTCAAAAATCCTAAGAATAATTTCCATTTTTTTCCATTTTTTTAAGGTAAAAAGGTATAACATAATGGAAGTTTGTGGTACCTTGTGTTAAAATGCAGGTGGGAATGAAATTGGACGTTTTTATATCAATTCAGGATAAAATCATCCTGATTTTGTACAAAAAGATCCAGATTTAGTACATTTCATTTCCTACCCAAACGGCTCCAGGACATATACAGAATGTAAAAAGCTGCCAGGCTTGTTCTGTAATATCCATATGGAACCAACTTATTAAATCATCATCATTTGATGATGCGATCCGATCGAGCGCCAACTCAATGTTCGGATCACTTTCCATAGCAGAGCGCCAACTCTGCTATGGAATCTCAAAAAACACTTACTTATTATTTCTCCTGAAACGGAGGACTTACTTTTGCCGAACAGCCCGAACGGCTGTTTTGTATTGCCTTGATTTAGGCGATGTGTTATTTTGTTGCTTGGTTTATTTCTAACCCTAAAATAATACTACTCTAATATCCGAGTTTTGTCAACTCGTTTTTTAGAGTTTTTCTTATTTTAGAGATTGGAGGAAACATGGATAATATGATAGGTCAAAGAATCAAAGAACGAAGAAACCAACTTAATATAACAGGGAAACAGATTAAAGAAGCTACTGGGATCTCAACAGGAAACCTCAGTGAAATCGAAAATGGAAAAATTCTCCCCTCTGCAACTGCACTTATGGGATTATCAAAGGTTTTAGAGTGTTCGTGTGATTATATACTTTTCGGGGAATCTCGAATATCAGAGTCCCCATTACGTTCTAATATACGAGATAGTGAAAGACAATTTATCGAGCAATTTAGGTGTCTATCCGATAATGATAAAGAAGATATATTAATGATGTTAGATCTTAAATATAATCGCATAAAAAAAACAAATCAGACCACTCAAACATTATCAATCACAAAGTCAGATAAAACACTAAATGAATTTGCTTAATATGGGTTATTTTTAGCTCTTTTTTGTCACTTTGCTTTTTGGGGAAGTATTTTACTGAAAAGTGCTTTAAAGCCTTGAAAATAGCGCAATGTGACATATGAAAATCAATGATTAAATTTGTCACATTGTAATTTTGAAAAAACACATGCTTTTGGATTCATTCCTTAAGCATGTGTTTTTTTCTGTAACGCCCATTTTACAAGGTGTCTGACGATTTTCATGCAAAAAAATAACGTCATAACGCAACCGTTATAACGCAATTTTCATCAATGAGACAAAACTTGTACTATTCTATCATTATTTCATTTCACTTTTTATAAATGGCTTAAATTCAACTTTTCTTCAAATTTGCTTTTGCACTTCAACGTGTGACGTTGTTATTATGAATTTTCTCAAAATCAGTGTCACAACTTCAATTTTTTTCTTTCTAAAAATCGGCTTATCCCCAATAAAATCGGGGTTTCCCACGTTATCCCGCGTCGTCCACACGTTCAATCGTCGTCAAACCCTGTTGTGTCAATAATCTTGGTAATCTACAGTGACACCTAAGTTTCTTACAACATTATACCATATATCAGTTCATAAAAACACAATAAATTATAGTATTCATGCAACATTATTGTATTTTTTTACCGGCATATTTCAGCCGGTAAAGATCTCAATATTCAGGTTTTATCGCATTCCCGGAATAAGTCAGCGTCTATATATTTCCATCCACCATCATAGATCATGAAATATGTATAATGCTGCGTTCTGACAATGTCATATACCGTAAACTTCTTATTGTCACTGTTTCTGATTACTTCAAACGTAATTCCACCTCTTCGCTCATTTTCTCTCATCCGCTCTCTGTCAGTCTTGATTTCCTCGCAATAGCAGCAACCTTCACAGTCACCATCGCAATCTGCATTCGAAATGTCGTCTTCCTCCATATCTTTACGCCACATTTCCATATAATTACAGAATCTCATTGTTTTTACCTCCGTTAAAGTTCAGTTTAATTCTTCAATGCTTTCTCGCAGTTCCTCATAATAGTTAATCTGATCAGTACAATGATTGTCCAGTATATCAATCATTTCCCTTTTTGCATCTTCTAAGGATTTTGCTTGCATGAAATCCATGCGACCATCAATCACGGACTGCCATCCTATCTCATCACCGCAGTAAACAATACTTCCAATAGTGACACTTCCGTAATAAGCGACTATGTTTACTTGTTTTTCCCAATCACTTTGTTCTGGTTCAACCTCTTTCCATTCCATTGTGCACATAGTTTTCCTTTCCTCCAACAATTTTTCTATAATTTTGTTTTTCTCTTTTTCAGTGTCCATACATCCTTTTATATAGCCACCTTCTTTTGCTTTGCGAATTTCATTATCAAGACCATTTATAATCGTTTTTATTGCCAATGCGATATCCGGTGCGAAATATCTATCCAAATCTTCTGGAGATAATCTCACCTTTGCAATTAATACCGCTTCCGAAAAATCCATCTTTTCGTCACCGTAACGATACATACTCTTTTCCTCAATTTCTAAATTTTAGCTATTTCCATTTTGGATATAGTTAAGTTTAATTCGGAAAACGTCTTCTTTCTTTACCACATTCAGTAGCATAAATGCCATCCGAACATCCTCTTTTATCGCCATACCAATAATTATAATATCCACTTAATTCAGGGTGTTGTTCACATTTTAATTTATATGGAGCAACAGCCACTGCATGATATACACCATCTGGTATATGACCATATTTCTTCACGTCTTTATCTCTTACGAGTTTATTTGGAAAGTGCATGACTGAAATTTCTACTGCATCTCCTTCTTCTACTCTCTGTAAAGGATAATCTTTATCATATGGAATATTTTTCATATTTCCTCCATTAAATTCTAAATGTTCAGTTTAAGTGATTATTAATAAAGTTCTATAGTATCTCCAACATGTCCGTCCTCAATTTCTCTTATATGAAATTTCCCATCATTTTCAGCTTTCGCCTTATCATATAATTCACCAAGGATCCTATTCACTGATAATTCCTCAAGCTGTTCTCTGTTTCCGTGAATTCCATTTTTCATTTTTTTGTATCCTCCATTAATTTCTAATTAATCCGCATAAGACAAATCATCTTTGATAAATTCTACAAACTGCTCTTCAAATTCTCCCATCGAAGATATGTCGAATTCATCATCTCCAAGTTCTAAAAAGGCTAATAATTCTGCCTTTAATGTTTCACTGTCCAAATTTGTTAAATAATCCATACTCGTACCTCCATTAAATTCTAAGTTAACTATTTTATCTCCTGCTCAATATTTAAGTTTCTAAACATTGCGCACATCACATCCACAACAATACTGTTTCCAAACTGCTTGTAAAGTTGCGTGTTGCTATTGACTGCTGCCATCTTGGAAATATCTTCATCAGATACTCCCATCAACCGTCCGCATTCTCTTGGTGTCAGCTTTCTGATACGGTACTGCGTAAATACTTTTGAATTTGCATCTCCATGCGTTCCGGCAATCAGTGTGGGAGATATACCACTATCGGAATAAACCGTTCCGCACTGAGAACCATCATTTGAAATCTGACCTACTTTTTCAATCCGTACAATCTCTTGATTTTGTGCGGTTAATGTAGGACACGTATTGCCATTATCTTGCACACGCCATCTTCTTGTCTGGCTTTCTGGATAGCTTGCGTCAAAGCATCCACCAACTTCACATTCAATAGAACCACTTTTTGTAGCCTGCTTAATCAGAACCATATTGTCCTTCTGCACACTTGTTAAACAGTTACTTGTGCCTTGCATATTTATTTCTAACCTCTGTTCCGTTGGACTTCCAGTAGTTCTATCCGATGGATTGTCCGGATTTCTGCCACGCATGGCAACTATCTGACTTTCAAGTATTTTCGGCTCTTGATTACCACCTTGCATTGTACTCAACGTTGGACTACACCCCCCCCCACATCATAAATTCTGTTGGTACTCTCAAATTTTGCTTCAAGAGAGCCTAAAACATTTACATTTGCCATAACTACTCCTAAATCATGCTTTTCAGCTTTTACACACCTTGCAATCGGATACACACCTCGTTGAAAAGCTGCTGTTACTTCTGTGTATATACTGCCTATTACTTCCATTCAATCACTCCGTTACTCCCATAATTATCAAACCCTTTGTAATCCATTGCTCTCAATGTTGTTGCAATATCAATTTGTTTATCTAATGTTGCTCCTTGGTCTTTCAACAACACAGTTTCCGACCGACCTTTGATTGGATATTCCTCTGTCTTGTCTTGCTGTGATACAGTTTGAAACAGCGCATTCTTTTGGTTCGCGAATTGTTCCGTCAACGCAAGTCTGATCCTCAGGATTGTGCTGTGGCAGTGTTCCGTTGTCAATAAGCTGTTTTATCAACTTTTCAGCCTTTTCATTGTTGATGTAATATTTCTCATCCACATCATCTTCAAGGTAATCTTTCAATTTCTTTTTGAGTTGTATAGGTTCCGGAAATTCATACGAATAATTACCCAAAAACGAAAACATAAAACAGCGATTTCTGTTTTGTGCCACTCCATAATTTTTAGCGTTTAAATCTTGCCAATAATTCGTGTAACCTAAGCCTTCTAAAAAATCCAACCACTTCTTGAAATCATCAATATTCTTCTTCCCATGTACCTGTGGAACGTTTTCCATAAATAATATCTGCGGCAATTCTCCATTACGATCTCGGATTTCCGTCAATATTCTCTCAACTTCCCACAACAGACCGCTTCTTGTACCGCTACCCTTAGTCATTCCAGCTTGTTTTCCTGCAACCGATAAATCGGTACATGGAAATGAATAAGTAAGCAAGTAAGTAAATACATCCGTGTCGCAAATATTCAAATCTTCCGCATGAACCTTGGTTATATCCATTGTCGGAAAATCTGTTCCATGCACTGCGTTATAGCTTGCTATGGCATACTTATCAAATTCTACAACTCTATAATGTTCAAATTTTGCACCAATTCTTTTCAGTGCCATTGCCTGCGAACCATATCCGGCAAACAGTTCAATTAATCGTATAGGCTTTGTAATACGGATTGGTTCACGTATCATGTCAAAAATGCTTATCTGATTCTGACATTCGTAATCAAACTTATCTAAATCACTCATTTTTTTCAAGGAGACCGCATATGCTTCACTCTGGCCAGAGTCTCGGCTCCTTTCTGATCTATTTATTTCAAATCTTTTCTCTGATTTCTTTTACAAGTACATCATCGTCAGAATATGTCTCTGAAAGTTTAATTGCTGCGGCTTCAAGCAGTTCTTTTAAATCTGCTATGTAGTTGATTTTATTTGCTTCCACAACAGCTTTTTTGTCCACGACTTCCGACACAAGTGTATCCAATGGGAGCAGTTCTTCGCGGCTTTTCAAAATCAAATCCATCATATTCTTTGGAAGTCCGACTTCATCCAGACACTTTTTAAGGATATCCTGTGTAAGTTCGACTTTCTCTGATTCTTCCTCCTGATCAGCACTTCCATTTGCGATTAAGGTATCGTCCAGAACGCTATATATTTCAACGCAGATTTTATTATTTTCTTCATCATCTTCTCCCAGCACATCATTTAAAATGTTCTGGAACACTTTCTTTTTCTCTGATGCTGTCATTTTTGCCTCGCAACCAAGTCCAGCTTCCATAAATTCAGAGTGTGGCTCATTCGTGTTTTTACTGTAAAACATCACAGAATGGATGTCGGTGCTTCGGTCGGTAAATGCTGGGAAAATAAAACCTGTATCTGGCATCCCGACAACCCAGTCTCTGATTCGTGATTCAATGCGGTTTTCGTCCTCACGATAACCAAGCCCCGGCTTTGTCAGATTTACCGGGCAGATTGCACACAGCAGGTATTCGTAAACTTCTTCTGATTCATCTAATTTGTCATTGTCAGAAGTTTTGGTTATGACATCGTAGGCATCGTGGAAAATCAGAATCAGATAATTTCCAACGTAATCGTAACTGTCAATAATCATGTCATAAAAAGTATCAAGCAGATCATCATTTTTCAGTCTGCTTTCACGCAGTCCCATTAGAAACTGTTGTCTGCCGCCAGTGGCTTCCTCTGCAAGTGGAAAGTCCAACTCCAAAAGATTGTTTCCTAACGTGCCGGATAACGCTTTTTTTGCAATGTCGAGATATTTATAATATTCTGCATCATCCAGATTTAAAAATGTCTCACTGATTTTTGTGATTTTATTATGATCAGCGTCTACATAGCAGCCACACATACGAGTGAATGTACAGGCTTCCTTTTTAAATCTTCTTTTAATTTCTAAAACATCCCTTTTGTTCATAAAATTTAATCCTCACTTTCTTCCTTTTCGGTTTCTTCCTCTTTGATCGTTGCGATTTCTGCGCTTAAATTCCTGCTCATGGTAGATAAGATTTTTACAATCATTTCGCTTTTCGTCTTATTATCAACCTCTCCGGCGGCATTCTTTTTCGCTTCCAGCTTGTCCCTGTATTTATCGTACTGTCTGGAATTGATATATCCAGCTTCGTACCAGCCGAATATGTCATCATTTGAATAGCACTTTTCGCCTTTGATCGTCACGAAAATCTCATTTACCTTTTCACGTTCTTTTTCTGCTTTGGTCTGATATTTATCTCTTAGCTTCTGTATTTCTTTTCTGATTGTCTCTAAGGCTGTTATTTCTACATTGCTCATTTTTCATCGCGTCCTTCTAAAATCTTATCTAAACAGGCATTCCATCCCACTTTATATGACGGTGTAATACCGTCCGGCTGTGGATATTTTCCGCACACTTTCATTTTCTCTGGCAGTTCCTGAAGCGGACATTTCTCATGCCGCGTCTCCGTAAATCTGTTTTGAGACAATCTCGAAGCTCCACCATTCAGCACATTCATAAGCTGACACTTCTTAGTGCCTTGAAACTCATATAAAAATTTACATTTGCTACACGATTCCGGCATATCCATAACTAAAATTGCTTTATCCATCTACTCCACCGCCTTTCACAATTTCGATTGCATGCTCATAACTTCTTGCTTTCTCTTTCCCCAAATTACTGTCGTATGCATTCTCCCAAAACTTTCTCTCATTTTCCAACTGTTCCACAACCTTGTCCGGGTCGTAGGCGGTCGGCATATTGCTAATCACATCTTTTACTGCATCATAATCTTTCATGCTTTCAAGACGTCCACTTAAGTTGTCTAAAACCAACCCAGCATCAATCAATCTTCCCATCGTTCGCCCTCCTGTTCCAATCTGTAGTTGCTTTCGTTCGCTCGTCTTTCCCTGTTCTGATGCCTCCGTCCTGATCCATGTACATCTCACATTCATAGCTTTTTGGAAGTTCTGTTCCGCATTTCATACATTTGATTTTGAACATTACCCCAACAGCCGAATGTGATGACTTATTTGTAATGGTTAAGAACATTGCTTTTCCACCGCAGAACGGGCATGGCTTAAGGCTTTCACTCATTCTTCATCACTCCAATCTATGCACTGTCCACATGCCGGACAAAAATCATAATCGTCATAGTCAACTTCGTAATGCTTGCCACAACAAGGGCAAATCCATGTATCGTATACAAGATGTCCGTCCGAGTATCCGTCTCCCTCGTAATCCGGTTTCTTCGCTGTCTGCTTCTCCGTCGCCGCCTTGCATTCTTCCGGCGTGCCGATTTCTTCATATTTCACGCAATTTTCAATAACCTGTCCGACTGTTCCATTCTTTTTAGCAAGGTAAACATATTTCATAGCTGCTTTTAATTCTTCCGGCGTGCCGATTGTGCGGTACTGCTTCAGCTCTTCCAACCATTCAGCAAGTTGCTCATGTTCGTTTGCACATATAGTATTGCCATATGTAATGGCTTCTTTATCAACCGATTCTGGAATATACGCATTATCTTCGATTAGTCTTGCTGACATCTTTTGGCATTCAGCCACTTCTCTTGCGTGTGATATAGCTTCATCAATTGTCATAGTCACACCTCCAACAGTTCCGGGTTATCAATCATGTTGCCGATCACTTCAAAATTCTCTGAATCAAAATCATCCAGTTCCTCGTAGTAATCACAGCCCGGCTCATTCGTACACCATCCGTTTTCATGCCACACGACACGCTTTCTCGTCTCATCTTCTGGAAACTCAACGTCGATATGCCCTGAAAGAATATCATTCTCAAAAATCCGTCTGCCGCTTTTATCATTAAGTCCTGTGCACTGGCAAATAGTTGATGGGTCTATCTCGTAAACAGCTTTTTTACTTGCGAAAACCGGTTTAAAAATAAGCGGTCTTCCTGCAAGTTCATAATAACTACCAGACATCCATTCTCCGTCATCAATGCACTTTCCGCGGAATAAATATCTATCTTCCATCCTTTTCCTCCATTTCTTTCAGCTTGGCTTCGGCTTCCTCACGGGTAAAGAATACCGATTTATTAATTTCGCAAATGCTGCAGTGTTTAGCTACGCTTTCACGTATGTAGTACGCCTTATCACTACAATTCTCGCAAAATCCTCTAAAACACATTCCAGACCGATTACTTTTGTTTTTTCCGCAACAATACTCGATGGAATACACTGGTGCATCTTCACTGATTGGCAACCGCAGAAGTAATCCCTGCTCCTCGGCATCCTCATAGTCTTTCAACTTTTCCCTCAAATCTGCCATTGCCCACATATTGCGGTAGAACAACGCAATCAGACCACGGACATCTGAAAACGGATCTATCGTTAAATTGTCCAATATTTCCTCGTCAAACTCTGCGTCATCTACTGGCAATTCATCTTTTGCCAATGTGACCATAAGATTTCTTGCAAAATCTCGTGCATCCATTTCCATCTCGTAATCTCTGTATCTGGCATTTCGCTCGTCATCTGCATAGCAGCTATTATGTGCCAGCTCGATCATCGACATGCCAGCCACGCTTTTATTTGTCGTTAATCTCTCCATGCTGTCCCTCACTTTCCATTAAAAGCCATTCCTTCATCTCGTAGGTTCCCGATATACTCTGATCGTGATAACCGTATGTTTCTACTGTCACTAAAAAATCTGCTAGTTCTTCATCCGTCATGCTTCTGATCCGGTCTGCATTGGTCTGTGGCTTTTTAGCCATGCTCTTCATACACTCCATCATATTTCTACCTCACTAAATCCATTGTTTTAACAGATATCCCTTTAAATTTCCCGGTGCGACAATACTCTGCGGTATCAAAAAACATAATGCATCCATCGTCTTTTCCGTTATCTTCACTTCCTACAAGTGCTATGCTTACACCGTTTCTTATCAGTGTATTTTTTAACAACATCAATGCCGCTCCTATCTCCTGCTTGGTTTCATCCGTCATTTCAACTTCACCTTTCTCTTTCTGCCTTTCTTCTCAAACTTGTCGCACATCCCAATCGGGCATCCACGCCTTAATCCGGTCTTTGAATAATATCCACACATAATCTCTGTCTGGCTGTGATTGTACGAATATTTACATTTCCGGCAGTATTTTATGCTTGTCTTTGTCATTTCTCCCATGTTAATAATCCTTATTTCACCGCTTTTCCTGTTACAATATCCCAATTTTCATCCTCAATAAACTGATTCCGAATAATCTCATCCGTCAGATAGTGTTCCTTACTCTTCGGTTGCTTACGCCAATAGGAATCAATATAATAGGCAACCCAATTCATAAATTCCTCAATTTTGGCATTCGAGAAACGGTAAGAATCTTTTAATGTCGGAATTGTCAGATACATTGTGGAGGCAAGCGCGCTCTCGATATTCCGATCTGCGCCAAGCACTGCCCGTCCATTTTTTATATCTGCCATATACAATTTTTTTGACATTGGGATTGATTTTACCCACTTGACCACATCAATTTTCTTTTTACGGCAATATGCCATCATGCTCTCGCTCGTTACCGCTTCGTCATCATCGTCCTGCCAAGATTTCCGACGCTCAACGGTTTTGCTATAAAAATTCGTGACCTGCTTAAACGTCATATCAAACTTGTCATACAAAATGGCTGTAAAAATATATCCCATGTGATTCGCGATATTATCTCCTAACTGGCATTTTGCTAATTCCTGCTTATAAACACTCAATGGAATCACCCTTTTTCTCTGCTGTACGCTATGCATTTGTCCACCTTCCTTTTAATTTTTTATTTTATATTTCCACTCGCTATCACTTTTTCAATGATTTCCTCCTGCATCCGCTCTGCGATATGATCCCGGACTGATTCTTCTGGAAATGCGATCTGATATGTCCGCTCCTTGATCCGGTTCGTGATCCGGTCATCATACTGTAGTGTCTCCAACGGATCATTGCTCGTAAAAATAGTCACTTTCCGGTTTATGTAACGTTCATTGATAATCTGATACATCTTATCGTTGATCCAGTCCGCTGGTCTCTCCACTCCGAAATCATCAATCACAAGGATGTCTGTGGTGTAGAGCGCGTCCAAAAGCTGATTCTCACTGTATTTTGTATCTCTCTGCCATGTATTCTTGATCTCTTGCAGGATAGTCAGCGACACCGCAAATTTCACTGCATAGTTTTTCATCAGCTCATTTGCGATCCCGGCAGCAATCCTCGTCTTGCCGCTTCCCTTTGTCCTCGACCAGATATACAGTCCCATGCCTCTTTCCTTCTGGCTCTCGAAATCATCCAGATAGGTTTTTATGATTTTACAGGCATCTGACACCATCTTTTTACTTTCCTGCTTCCTGTACACATCCATTCGAAACGATCTCAGATCCATCCCGCGGAATGCCTCCGGTATATCTGCGAATCGCAACCTCCTTGACATGACCGCTTTCTCACGGCATTTACACGGTACTGCTATTTCAACTCCGTCTTTTATTTTCAAGATCCACTCTCGACCTTCGCAAATTGGACACACATCAGAATCCTTGGAAGTCTCTGGTGTCTCCGCGTTCCTGCATGAGTTCGTTGAGTGATTTTTCATGCGTTCCAGTATCTCTTCCAACTGATCCATCGTTCTCTCCTTTCAGGTACTGCATAAATAAATTTTCACGAAGAAAGTTCTCCGGCTTTTTAATATACCGCTCTGCTGTTTTCTCCCGTCTACATATATCTGCATAATTCTGTGCGGCCAATACCAGATCATCTTCCGGTACACCAGCCAGTACCGCATTGCAGTATTCTGTTTCAGCAAGACAACCAGTACACCGTTTCGGATAGGCCGCGGCAAACTCTCCAAATTTTCCCACGGGGGATATAGGGGGTGTGTTTCTTCCCTTCTTTCCTTCTTTCTTTTCTTCTATTGTTGTCGTTAGTTTGTCGTTAGTTTGTCGCTTGCTTGTCGCTTGCTTGTCGTTCTGTTTGTCGGTTGTCTGGTATAAATCGTACTTAACTACCGTAAATACGCTAAATTTGCTTGTCGTTTTGCTTGTCACTTCGCCTGTCGTTTTCAAATGCGAAATTGCTGTTCGAATTTCACGGTCTGAAAGCCCTGTTTCGTCCGACAATTTCCTGATAGATGTTACAAACGATCCACGCGGTATCGTTGTTCCTTTAAAATTTCCATCCTTCCAATTGGCTTTCAGCAACATATGGATAAACAGCCGGGTTGTATTAATGTCTGTGTACCACTCCCAATCCAGAAGTCCACGGCTCAGTTTTATGTAGTTGCCATCCACCAGATCACCCCGTTTCCAATTCCGATATTGTCACTTCTGTACGAGGATGCCATTTATCTACATCCACATAACTCCCATCAGTGGAAACAATGATTTTACAGTTATCATCCTTAAGGATCTCGTAATGTACCAGAATGTCATGCAATGCCTCATGCAAATTTGTCAGATCAACTCTTCTTCCAGTTGGCATATAATACACAGCTTTTACATTCACAGGGCTTTCAATGGTCTTTATATCCGGCATATATGCCCTGCATTCCTTTTCATACTTCGTGTAGGCTTCGGATGGGATGATAAATGGTCTGCCGCTCCCGGTAAATACAATCCTCTGGCTATTCTTTTTTGTGATCGGTTTCAACGGTATTGTAAATTTATACTCCATCGACATCCTCCAGATTCAGTTGCGCATTACTGTCTTTGATTTCTTCTGCCAGTACATACGGTGGTTCATAGTTTCTTACGATCTCAATAGCGATATTTTTCTGATTTCTGTGGATGCAGTTATATTTGCTTACCTCGAACTGTCTTTTTAATTCCCGGTAAATATCTGAATACACCTTTCCACGGATGGAGCTGTCATGATATGCATTGCTGTTCTTACCGCCCAGGCAATCAATCACCCGCTTATTTACTTCCGCTTTCACATCATCTGCGTCCGATGGAAGCAATGGCAACGTTTCCTTGAAATCCTGCAAATCTCTGTTGATTGCATCCACTTTGATGTCTACTTCTTTAAGAGCTGCAAACTCCATTTCTAAAAGCTGCATTGGAGACTTCGGTTTCTGAATAACATCTTCCATCTCATGAAAACGATTGATATATTTTGCAGTGAACTCTGTGCCCTTTACTCCGGTCAACTTATGTGCGATAAACTCGCATCCTTTTTTTGTGACCAGATAACACGGCCGTATTTCTCCTTTACCGTCCTTATAGTTACTTTCTGAAAAAAATTCAACGAATCCAATTTTGGATTGGTTAAACTGATCGATATAATTTCTGATATCTCTTAATAATTTGCTGTGGTCTTTTCCGACCATCTCCGCAACCTCAACTGAGGTAATTGTTTTCTGTTCTAAATTCAAAACTTCTCCTTTCTCCCGGTACATGACAGCACCGGGAAATCATGGCTTCCAACAATCGTGATATATCATTTTCTGCATGAATAGGTTTCTTTCTGCCATTTGGCAAGGTGTTTCAACCCTATAAATCCTTTACAACAATTCCATAGACCTTATACATCTCTCTGAACCGGATCACTCCAAGGCTGTGTGCCAGTGTATGGTGTTCTCTGCACAAACAGATTTTTTTATAACTGGAATCATCTACTTTTGTCCTGTCATTACCCATTCCGATTGCATCCTCATGATGAATCTCTCCATCTTTTCCGCAGATTGCACATTTTTTGTGTAACATGCAGTAGTAAAGATATCTTCCTATTTCATCTGTACGTTCTATTGCATTGTCAGAAAGCGGTATTCCGTTCTCTAGAGCAAATTCCAGTATCGTGTTGATAAATTCCCTCGCTGTGTCCATAGAACAGTTGGAAAGACTGAAATACGCATCACCGGTACGCATCATATGCTGATACTTCAATATCTCTTTCATTTCTTCTGGAAGATATCCTGTCCAATCTGAAATGTCTCTGATAGTTGCATATGCTTTTTTTCTCTGCTCTGCTGATATGTGCCTGCCATCATCAAACCTGATCTCGGCATTTCTAATTTTCTTTCTTTGGAACATGTCCCCAAGCTTCAGATCTGGAACAGATACAACCAAGTCTGTTCCGTCTTTCCGCTCTCGGTATTGGTTAATCTTTACAAGTGCATGCATTAATCATCACCATATTTCTTTTTCAGACTTCTAATTACATTCGTTGCATCATTTTTTGTTAATTTCTTTTCATCGAGATTATTTGATGAATACAGCTCCTTGACATCAACACCATGTTTTTTGCAGATTGCGAAAATACAATTTTTCTGTGCCTGTGATGCCAATTCATGTCCTTCTTTTTCTACTCTTTCATTGAAAGCCTGCTCCTCTGTCTGTCTTTCCACCTGTTTTTTATATTCATCTGAATCTGCATCCTTTTCATCATCCAAAAGGAAAAGACCATTTAAGGAATATTTGCGTGCATAACTGGATGCTGTCCCGGTAATCTGTGAATCATCCATACCTTTTTTACTTCCTGCCTCTCTTGCGTAAGCAGTAACACTTATGGATTCTTCACTTTCACAGTCATGCAATGTTGCTGTTGCCTTTACGTAAATTCGATCTCCAATACACTCCATACAATCTGATAAAGTAAGAGATACTTTATTATCGTCGAGATAAGGTTTGACAGCATTTAAAATTCCTTCTGCATTACGATAATTGTAATTGCCAAAAGAGTTGTATAAATTTTTAGGAGCTTTCAAATTTACCTGTATAAACAACAGTTTCTCTTTTAAACTCATGACTTCTCCTCCACAATTCTGCTTGACCACATATCAGCAAAATGTAACAACAGATACAATGGCGTTTCTTTACCGGAAATATCATATTTAAACGATCCATACAATCCATTATGCCAAAGGATAGCCTGCTCTTCTTCCTCTGTAAGCTTGATGAATCTTTCAGCGATCGCAATACTTCTCACTTCATGCGGAATATACAGCAGTTCTTTATTTGTCTCATATGGTTTTGCTTCTGACTGTACCAATGGATATTCTCCATTTTCATCCTTTTTCCGGCTCTTGATCATATTAGGTACATAGTTTGGTTTTCCATAATCTCCCATCTTTCCAAGATCATGCAGCAAAGCACAAATGATAATGGCATTCTGTGCTTTATCGGATAAAGTTTCTGGTCCTTGTGTCAATAAAAATGACATATCCTGCATGATTCCAAGAACATTCCAACTATGTTCTGCTAAACCTCCCTCTTTTGCTAAATGGTTAGAACCCGAACACGGAGCCGTAAAAAATCCATCATTTTTCATGGCTGCAATCAAATCTTTCATTCCATCTCTTTCAGTGGACATAAGTTTTTCCACAATTAAATTTTCAAATTCTTCCATCTTTCTTTTATCCTCTCTTCCTCTGATTCAATATCTGCCATCTCTTCACGTCTGGCTTGTTTCTCATATAATCTGTGGCGGCGTTCTCTGTCCCTCTCGTACTCTTCGAGCATATCGAGACTGTCCGGTATGTAATCACTGTACATTTCCTACCTCCACGGACTTAAACACGGTACCTGACCATTTCCTCTTTCTGGTCGTCTCCAATAATGATTTCCAGAACATTTTTGTCTAAGGTAAATATTCCACGAATATCTCCGTCTGCCGTAAGTCTTACACTTCCATCTTCCAGACCAAGGTTTTCAAGTAATGCCGATAAATCCTTAAGTCCGTCAATTAACTTTCCGGCATCCGTTCTGCATAATCTAGTTGCTGCCATTTAAAAATTCCTCCATTTCCATCTGTCTAAAATCTGTAGATAAAACCATGCATCTGACCGCTTTCTCACGCTGTTGATTCATGTACTGTTCGTCCCGGCATTCTTCACACATGTTTCCTTCGCCGGGATCTAAACTACATCCACAGATTCTGCATTTCCTGTAAATCATAAAATCACGCTTTCCAAAAATTTAACTACGTGTTATAATAAACGCAGAAGTACTTTTGTATTCCTACGTTTAAATAGCACCTGAGTTCGCCAAAACATTTAGGGTGCTATTTTTTTGTCCTCAAATTCCCAAAGGAACTCAACATCAGCGTCAAGCTTGTCCTTCCGGCGGATCATGTTAAAGTCTGCTTTCCGCTTTTCTTCCCGGCGGTTCTCCACGTCAAAGATCACAACTCCAATAAGTGCAATCACCGCACCGAGAGCTATTGCAATCAGCAGAAAAACATAATACATTCCATCCGCATCGAGCATTCCACCAAGAAACAGGATTCCAAGCCCTACCGCTATAAAAACTTTTGCCACATTTTTCATGATTTTTTGTTTTCCTCTTTTACGATCTCGTAATCACATTCGCTGGAAATTTTTATTTTTTTATTTCCGCTGTCTCTGGAGATGGAGTTGTCCCTCATATCATGCACCGTGGAGTTGTCCATCATATTCTGCACCGTGGAGTTGCCCCACATATTCTGCACCGTGGAGTTGCCCCACATATTCTGCACCGTGGAGTTGCCC